ATTTTTTTTGTTCTTTGCGCTCGTATAGATATATAAAAAAATCCCCTATTTTTAAACTTTTAATAGATAAGTAACGGAAAATCAGAAAGTTAAATCACTTTTTGAAAAATTCATTGGGTAGTCACGAGGTGGATTCTGGGTGGACAGCGGAGGTGTTTTTCAAAATCATGGACTTCTCATTTTTCGGCATTTCTTTAAAAAATGAACTTGAAAACTAAAAACTGGACTTTTGAAGTATTAAAAGTCTAAACATAACTAACATAAGAAAAAGATAGCCGAACTGTTGTTTATTTCAGTTTTAATTATTAAATTTGCAACTGATATAGTAACCCAGTTATTCCTACTTATAAAATATGTTTGACGAGATTTGCTCAGTATATAAAGAGTCAACCGATGCCGAGGGCCGTTTCGTTGATCGTGAGACGGGCGAGTGCATCCAGCAGATGACTATCCGTGAGTTCTGTTTAACGGATAGATGGAAGCCGTATGTGCAGCGACTGCGTGCAATGCGTCAAGAGCTGGGCAGTAAGGCAAAGAAGATGCCGGAGTACATCGAAACGAAGAAGATGCTACCCGGTGCTACGCTTAGTGGACTGTTTGCTCTCTACGAAGATGATAGTCTTACCCATCCAGGGCAGCGTGTCATGGTTAGCCGACGCGAAAGTCATCTCAAGCAGCATACTGGTTGGCTCGCCATTGACATTGATTTGGCAGACAACTGCCGCTTGAGCAACTTTGAAAACATCCTCATGGTATTGCGTCATCGCCCCGAAGTGGGATTGCTTATGCGTTCATGTTCGGGTAGCGGCTATTTTGGTTTGGTACGCTTGGCATACCCCGACCGCCATAAGCAGCAGTTTAGAGCATTACTGCAGGAGTATGCTGCCATTGGCATCAGTCTCGACAAAGCATGTAGCAACATCGGCCGCGTGCGTTTCGCCTCGTGGGATGATCCCGAGCATATATATATAAATGAACGCGTGGTGCCATACAAGGGCGTTGATGATTTGGTTGCCATATCACCATTGCCGAAGCGAGTGTTTGACAATCAAAAGCAATATGGAGATTCTTCTTTAGAATGCCAGCCGAGACAATCTGGCGGATGGATGAATGATACCCCCGATATTGTGCTGCGCAAGGCGCGCGTGCTTGTCCGTAAAATAGAGGAGAGAGGAGTGAATATCTGTGGAGGGCATGGCGACTATATTGTTTGGCTCAAATGCGGAATGTCGCTTTACTGCATTGATTCTATTGAAGGCTACGACATGTGGAAGCGCGTGTCTCGATTTCGCCCGCTCGATGTAAACCACGGACACCGAGAATCGGATTTCGTTTCGCCTTGGCGCTCGTTCGGAAGTTATAAAGGAGACAATCCTGTAACCGCGAACTCGTTTTTCAAACTTTGCAAAGTTAATAATGTAACACTTTCGCGGGATGATATGCGAGAGATTTATGGATAATTCTCTTTGCTGCGTATTTGTGAAATATTCGATTTTGTAATGTAAAATCTAAATAAAAAGAATATGAAACTGATAACGATTACTGGCCCGAGTGGTGCAGGAAAAGATACAGTTGCTCGGATGCTGTCCGATTTGGGCGATTATAAAGTGATATGTTCTTATACCACACGTCCGAAGCGTGAAGGCGAGATTGACGGCGTGGAGCATCACTTTGTAGAGAAGTGCGATGTGCCGCATGACAATATGCTGGCTTATACGCAATATGGCGGTTATGAATATTGGACCACCGTAGAGCAGGTGGGCGATAAGGTTATTTATGTTATCGACGAAGATGGACTGAAGTCGCTTTGCGAGAAGTTTCCTGATATAGAACTGTTCAAAATTTGCGTGTCGGCAAAGGAACGCACCCGGCTTCGCCGAGGTGTTACCCCTGAACGCATGGCACGCGACAAGCGGCGCAAACGTCTACCTTTGTCATTCTACGATGCTGTGATCTTTAACAACGATTCGCCTGGTGATCTGCGTGACGAAGTGTTGCGCGTAAGATACATGATTCAATAAAAACGATTGTGGCAATGAGAATGCACTATTTATTAAATAACAAATTAAGATTCGTAAGCAATGAAATTGATAAGCAGTTCAGTGGAATGGTGGCAGCAGCAGAATCTGTCGCAGCACATCGCACGAGTAGGCAGGGTGTGTTACAAGTCAAAGGGTAAGCAGCCCGACGAGAATATGTCGGCAGAGGAAGCGGAAACCTTCATTCAGAAGCGCGACGAAGAACGCTGCAAGGGCTTCTGGGAAAGCGGACACCGCTCGATGTACCGACATGGCACAAGATACTTCTTTATGCCCAACGAAAAAGGATTTCCAAACTACGTCTGGGCATACCTAAACGCTTCTCCCTATATCGACTATGCCACGAAGGACCACAAGGTTTGGATTAGTGCTAATCTGCAGGTCTTGCTTGAGAACGGCGATATGTTTGAGTCGTTGAAACAATACTCCGTAACCGAAGAAGAGTTCATTGAGAAGGCGTTGAAGTATAAGTGCGAGTCGGCTTTTGCCATTTTACGTATGACATTTGCTGTCACTACGCAGATAAGCACGTCGCGTGAGCTGAATCGCAAGTCGCCCAACAGCATTGCTGAGCAGAGCACGCGCTATTGTAACCTTGAAAAGAAAGGTGGCGTACAGATAGCGCGTCCACATTGGTATCTTTACGGCACACGTCTGCAGTGCATGGTATATAGCTTTGTATGCCGAGTTTGTGAGTGGGGATATAACCGACTTCTAAAGCTGGGCTTAAAGCCGGAAGATGCACGTGGTGTATTGCCTCTTGATACCTATACGGTGGCGGTGTATACATACACCATCGCCGAGTGGAAAGAGATTATAGACCTTCGCTATCATGGCAAAACCGGCAAGCCCCATCCTAATGCGCATTTTGTAGCGGAGCGCATACGCAACATTATTCTGCGGCGTATGCGTGAGTATTTACCTGACTTTGATATTTAAACAAAGATATAATATTATGCCAAATTTAACATTAAACGACTATCAGGACAAGGCTATGAGCACTTGTATGCCTGAAAGTGACAATCTTTTCTATATGCTTGCCAATCTCGTAGGTGAGGTTGGTGAGTTCGCAAGCAAGGCTGGCAAGCACATGCGCAAGGGCAAGCTGCATATCACTACAATGCAGCGCGACGAGGAAGGCAAAATTCTGCATACACAGATGTGGAATATTTCTGATGAAGAACGACACCTTATGCTCTCAGAAATTGGTGACATACTTTGGCAGACTGCGGGGCTTGCTAAGGTGATGGGTGTTACGCTCGAAGAAGTGGCAGAAGAAAATCTCGCTAAACTTGCCTCCCGTAAGCAGCGAAATGTCATTGCCGGTGATGGTGACGAGCGTTAGGCTTTACGTGTTTGTTTATGTCAATAACCGACCTTATGATAAATAGCATAAATTATGGCTAAATCCAACCCTATCAAAGCAAGAGAGCAGCTTGTGCGTAATCAGCCCACAATCTATTCTTTCGATTTCAAAGATGTACCTTCGGGCAAGTATGCTGAAACATTGGATGTTCTCTTTCATAACCCCGACTATAGTGAAGCTGTTGAGAAGCGCAATCGTCTTGTGAAGTCTGCAGAACGGCTGCGTCCAGGTTCAAGCGAGATGATTAACCTCGTGAGAACTATTCAGCAGCACGATCGCAAATTGGCAGACATCATGTATTCTTCAATCGTTCAGACCAACCTGCACTCTGATGTCGGCTATGATTTTCTTTCGTTCAGCACTCTGCTGAAGTATTATGTTGACTACAAGAAAGACGGTATGCGTGAACGTGTCGACCGTATGGCTGCCAATCTCGACAAGGTCACGTTTCTCGCTGATATGCTCGAAAGCATCGTTACCGATGTAAAAGCTGATATGCGTGAGGTGTTCGACGGCAGCATCGAGTTCAATCAGTTCGATGCTGTGTTGGAGGTTCTTACCCAATTGAGAGGATTCTTCAAGTCGGCTCGCCGTGGTGATGCCGACTCACCAGAAGCGAAGCTCTATTTTGATTACTCTGATTCCATAAACGAGTATATAGAGAAACGACTGAAGACGTACACCGCAAAGTATCGCAAGATACACCCTGCTGAAAAGACCTATACTGAAGCAGACCTTATTGAAGGCCTTAACCAATTCTTTGGTTGTCATGCTAAGTTCGACTTGAGTTTTATTGCTCATACCGAGTCGGGAGGCTGCTATATTGACATTGCGAAGCTCTGCCAGAATCTCAATCGCAACGAAATGGAGATATTTGAGAAAGTTTCCGGCAAAATGAAGTCGAACAACGTAACCAACGACGCTCTGCGCAATTGTTTCAACGTCACTGATTTAATAATGAGCCGCTATAAGCGACCTAAACAAAAGTAATAAGCCATGCCTAATATCTACCTTCGTCTACCCTCCAGTCGCTGCCAGTTCTTTCGCAACCGCGACCCGAAGCACGTACTTGCAAAGGACGAGCCGTTGGTGTTCAGCCCGTATATGCCTCACCACTTTGTCTTGCGCAAGCATATAACCAATATTCCTGCCGTTACGCAAAAAGTGAATCCGCAATGTTTCTCACACCAGCAGTGGCGCAACATGATGCAGGGCAAACATCCCAATGGTGGCGAAGTTGTTACAAAGCGCGATCCGCATGAATACTTGTCTTTTGGCGAGGTTCAGCGGCTTAGTGGAAGGCAAGATTACGCTAAGAGTGACAATGAAGACTATCTGTGCATAAAGTTGCCTTCGGAGGTAGAGGTGGTTGACGTGGTTCGCCAGGTTACGCCGGCATGGAATTTGAGTACACGCGGCATCCGTCAGTTGCTTATCATGCTAAATGATGATTTTAAGCGTAGCGTCGTGGAATGGGCTTTAGCTACATTCGATTATTGCACATCAAACAAGCGTATCATTTGCCGACGTCAAACAGCCATGCTTGAGCGTTTCTTGATGCGCTACGGCATAGATCAGAACGAGAACGAAAAAGACACCCTGCGTCGTATCATCAACCGATGGCTGACCTCAGACCATAGCAATTTTAAAGCTTACTCGTGTGCTGATATGCAGTATATAGACGACAGCGAGAAGGTTTACTTCGTAGATGATGTATTGTTTGACGATTAAAGTTGTGTAAACAAGAGTTAATTTAAAGTTTAAAACAAGTTAAAAAACAACCATTTTAAGTGTACAAAAATGCGGACTATTAATAAATGTAGAGAATTGTTCCTTGACGGCATCACTGATGTGATGTTTTACCCAAAGGACTCTTGTGTTTTTCCCATACCATTCAGCATGGCGCAAGTTTTATATATTAACGATTGCAAATTGCCCGACGAGCCCACCTTGCGACTGGCTACGAGTGGCGAGGACTTCGTTGTTGTTGAGAATCTCAGCGTAAAGGTGACGTTTTCCAAGCAGGGTAATGGCACCATATACACCTATGATATTAGTGCAAATGTGGTAGATGGAGGCGAAAATGTGCGTGAAGCCTACCGAAGTATGCGCGGAAAAGACTATTATGTTGTATTACGAAAGGAAGATGGCTCACTGCAGTTGTGCTACTCTTTGCCTCATACCTTTGTTATGGGCGGTCCTCTGACCAGCAGCCAGACGGAGTTGGCACGAACCTTCACCGCCACTACGCAAGCCCTTTCGGAGCCAATACCTATCACACTTCGAGAATAACAAGAGAATGAGTCATTTTTTTATACCTTAATAGTATTACGTTAGAGCCGCTGTTCGTGAGAATGGCGGCTTTTTTGTCCTTACACTAAAAACTTCGGTCTTTAATTTTGCATACGGATAATAACACAGCGGAGTGGTAGCAGCTGGCAGCTCACTTGGCTCATAACCAAGAGGTCGATGGTTCGAGTCCATCCTCCGCAACATTTAGCAACCAGGTAAAAAGGTTGTATTCAGGATAACAACACAAATACAGATTTTACTAATGAAAGGCTTATTTGAAATACTTACCGAAAAGAAGTGGATGGTTAGTCCCGACTTCGTGCATGGTATTCGCAAGTCGCTTGAGCACAATCTAAACACTCATGCGGTCTTCATCAAGCCGGAGAAGAACTGCGGATATGTCACAGCAAATGATGCCAAGGGCAAGACCTATTATCCAGAGGAATATCAGATTTCAGAGGATGGTAAGCAGGTGAGAGGCAACTGGTGTCTGGACCTCCCTGCTGATGACAAGTATGCGCAGACGTTTCCTTTCGTTTCGGTTCTTACTGTTGACGGCCCTATCACTCGCAACGGCGGCTATTGTTCGTATGGTTCTATAGACCATCGCGACATGATGATGCGAGCAGCCGATCATCCTCTTTGTCGCGGTCACGTTTTCATCATCAACACTCCTGGCGGTTCTGCTTGGGCAAAGAATGATTATGCTCTTGCCATTGACTATGCCCACTCAAAGGGTCAGAAAGTTATAGCCTTGGTTGATGGTCTTTGCGCTTCGGCTGGAATGTACCTCGCTTCGCTTTGCGACGAGCGCTATTACATGAACCCGAAAGACCAGATTGGTTGTATCGGTGTAATGGCAGCGTTCTATACTTTGCCGGATGGCGCAAAAGCCAAGTATAGCGATGAGACCTATCACGAAATCTACGATCCTAAGTCATTTGACAAGAACAAGGCTTACCGCGACATCGCTAATAAGGATGATGACAAGGAACTTATCAAGGAACTTGCCGATCTTGGCGTTGAGTTCCGTGCCGACGTAAAGAATGCTTGCCCCAATGCTTCTGACGAGCATCTGCATGGCAAGGTGTTTAATGCCGAGGATGTGAAGGGCGTGCTGATGGACGGTCAGTCATCATTCATGGGAGTGGTGCAACATGCCTTTGAACTTTATGATGGCAGAGCTGAACTTATCAATCGTGAGCAGACGATTGAGCCACAAGATGAGCCGGAGAATGAGCCAGAATCAGAGAAGCCGGAGGAAGCAACCAACACAAACACAAATATAAACATGGAGAATTACCCATTGATTTGTTCTGCTTGCGGATTGCAGGCTGGCGAGATAGCCGTTACGGAAGAGGGCGCGTACATGAACGCCTCGCTTCTTGACTCTCTCGAAGCCCACATGAAGGAAGCTGAGCAGAAGGTGACTGACGCAGAGCAGAAAGTCACTACAGCGGAGAACGCTCTCGCGGAATTGCAGGGCAAGTTCGATGAACTCTCCGCCCAGGTAAACGCAGCCAACGAAGCAAAGGCAGTCGCGGAGAACGCACTTGCCCAGGCTAAGGAGGCTCACAGTAAAGAACTAAATGACCTTAACGCGCAGCACACTGAAGCTATTGCTAAGAAGGACGACGAGTTGAAAGCTCTCACCGAAGCAAAGGAGAATGCCGAAATCGAATTTCAGGGCGCTAAGGACGCACTCGCCACAGCCGAGCAGACTATTGCCGACAAGCAGGCTCAGCTTGCTGCCCTCACCAATGAGGCTGGCGAAGAGCTGAACAGCGGCGAGGCTCCTGAGAACAATGGCGAGGGAGTAAAGGTCAAATCCTTGCGTACCTTTGATGGTAGTAAGTACAAGACCAACGTTGAGCGAAAGGCTGCTTTCCAGCGCTTCCTGCATGGCGAGGAAGAGAAGTAAAAACTCTCAACCAACACAAACAACAAAAACATTAACAAAGACACAAAAACACAACAATTATGGCAAATTTACCTAAAGATTTTATCGGCCTTGACGCGCTTCAGCACGTAGCCGAGGAGGTTTCTAAGGAAATTGTAATGGGTCCGGGTTATTCGGATGCAGAAGAGATGGACCGCCTTGGTATCGACATCGTTACTGGTGTTCAGTTCAAGCGCACTTTCCATTTGTTTATCCGTAAGGGTGGCACCACACGTCGTAAGGACGTTCATCGCGAGATTAACAGCGAGGCTGGTTTCTTGAAAGAGCGCACTCTTGTTGCTAAACTCTCTTGGGATAAGTTTCCTGGCAACATCGATGACTTCTGTGAGACAGTATTCGGTACAGACGCTCAGGGTCAGTTCCCTCTCTCCTCGCAGGCAGTAGAGGCAATCCTAAAGGACTACGCCGACAACCTCGCAGCTAACTTGTGGTTTGGTGACATTTCGCTCGACAATGGCGACGACAGTGTTCCTGCTCATGATCAGGCAATGGCGCTCTACGACGGTTTCCACACCTGCATCAAGCACGACATCGAGGACGGCCTTATTTCGGAGGCTAACGGCAACCTCGTTCCTTGTGAGGCTATCTCCGCTCCAGCTAACAACGACGACTCTTCGCCTTACGACAACTTCTTGGCTTGGCACATGAAGTGGGATGAGCGTCTGCGCAAGGTTCCTACACGTGTCTACATGAACGAGACCACAGCTATGAACATCGCTGCCGGTTATGCCAACAAGTTCCACGGCAACTTCCGGGTAGACTACAATCAGGGTGACAACTTCAAGTTGCCTGGACTCTCAAAGGTTACTATCTGTCCTATCTCCGGCTTCGGCGAGGGCGATCGTATGTACGCTACCATCGACAAGAACTTTGTTTATGGCGTTGACACCTTGAGTAACCAGCAGTATGTAAGTGTTCGCCTCGGTTCTGACCGAGATCACAGAGACCTGTCTTTCCAGATTCAGAGTATTCAGGGTTGCGGTACGAGATCTTTCTTGCGTAGCGCCCTATGCGTCAGCGACGGTTCGCTCGTTGCTCCTGAGTATGTAGCAGGCGACTACGACAACACTAAGCTCGTTGTCACACTCGCAGGCACCGACGGCCAGAAGCCAGACGGCACTGTTAAGGTGAACGGTTCTGCTTACACCAAGCCTCTCGACACCACACCTAATCAGATTCTTACTCTTGAGGCAACCGACGGCACCAACTATAAGTTTGACAGTTGGAGCAACGGCAAGAAGGACAAGAAGATCCAGCTCACTGCCACTGGCATGAACATGGGCTTGACAGCGTTCTTCAAAAAGGGCAGCTAACCCCACGAGGCGGTTTTCTAATGTCTCTATAAATCCCGGCGGCGGTCGCTTGACCTGACGGAATATAGCGTACCGTCGCCATTCTTTTAGATAACACAACACAACAACACAAAAACTTATAAGAATATGGCAGTACAAGCAACATGTCCAGAACTCAAGGACATCCTCGCAGCTAATGAATGCTTGGAGAATTTTGGCGGTCTTGGTATCAATGTCTATGCTTTCAACAAGGCTGACCTTAAGGCTCCGTTGAAGGCAGAAAAGAACATCTACCCTGCCCTGACCTCTGAATCGTTCAACACAGGCAAGGGTCTCTACAAATTCGAGTGCAAGGAAAGTAGTCAGGGACACACTTTCGAGAGCCTTGGCCGCAGAAAAGGTTTCAAGCAGCAGCTCGACTACGTGCTTGAGAGCGTAGACGCAGAATCGGCAGTAGTAGCTCGCGCCATGAACAACCTCGACCTTGGTTACATCATTCAGGATGGCGCGAAGAGCATCATCGTGTACGACTCTCAGCACAAGTTTGAGTATGCTTCGGGTGGCATTAAGGGCGACACGGGCAAGAAGCCCGACGACGACCGTCAGGTAGAACTGAGCGGAACCCTGCAGCCCACAATGTACGGACGCTACGAGATTACAGAGCCTGAGACCGGCGGCTGGGACTCGCTTCTTGCGTCAAAAAACGCGTAAGCGATATTGAAACTCAGAGCGAAAGCAATATCGCTACACAGGCTCTTGATGACGCCGATTCTTCTTTCTTCAGTGTAAACGACGGAGAAGGTAAAACTTCGGCAAATAAGAGTAAGAAGTAATCGCTCATACAAGATATACTACTCTTGTCATACGATAATCTCCGTTTCAATCCTTTATATAAAAGGAAAGATACGGGGATTTTTTATTCTATAAACATTAGTGTTCTTATGTGTTTATCTTATAATTAGTGTTTTTAATACCAAACTGAAACAAAATAGAACAAATATGCTTAAATTTGCAATTAGAAACTCTTTTTTTGTTTGCATTGTTACAAACATCGAATAACTAAAATTTATAGGATTTATGGAACTAAGACATTTACGTTCATTTGTATTCGTTGCCGAAACGAAGTCGTTTAGCACGGCTGCAACACGCTGCTGTGTAACCCAGTCGGCGGTAAGTCAGCATATACGTGCCCTGGAGGACGAATTAGGTTGCAAGCTGCTTATTCGAACCTCTCACGATATTATGCTCACGGAAAGCGGTACGACGCTGCTGCCTCGCGCCAAAGAAATACTGAGGCAGACCGAGGACTGCAAAGAACAAATCAACGCCCTCAACAATTGTATGACGGGCGAATTGCGTATCGGTGTCGGCTCGTTTATTGCGCCGTATATTCGTATGGCGGCTTTGATTTTTATGGATCGATACCCTAATGTGCGCATCAACGCCGACTTTACCAAAGCGCACCTTCTCAACCAATCGTTAAGGGCACACATGTTAGACCTTGCATTTACTATGAATATGGCTTATAGTCACGAAGGGATAGAGTCGAAACCTTGTATACCCTTCAACGTCTACGCCATCATGCGTGACACCCATCCCCTTGCCGCTCTCCCGAAAGTCTCGTACGAAGACCTTCAGAAGCATCCCATCATCATGCCCGACGTTGGCGAGCGTGCATTTGAGACCTGCCAGCAGTACATTCAGCGCGATTTGCATAAGCTCAATATCAAATGTATTATCAGTAGTCCCGACGAAGCTCTTGCCTCGGTTGAAGAGACCAAGTACGTGACATTTATGCCCAAACTCTATTTGCGTAACCACCCCACCCTTGTAGCACGCCCAATTGTCGGACTTGAGCAGCAGTTGATGAGTAACGCACATTGGATGCAAGATGTGCCCCAGAAGCGAGCCGCCCAACTCTTTCTGGATATAATCAGAGACGAGGTTGTGCCATACATTGCTGTAGCGGAAGATTCGCGAGGGCAGTTCGTACCTCCACCTCGACAGACATTAGAATCTCTTATAAAAAGCCAAGCCTCACGTTAGCAGCGTGGGGCTTTTTTATGCTGTCATTAGCCGAAATTATACCTTATTTCACAGCAAAAACTCTTAATGAGAAACACTTCACGTTCTCTGCTTTCTACTCTACCTTTGCATCAAGTTCAATAATGAACGAAACAACCAAAACACAAACACTATGCAGATTAAAACTAATGACGGCAACTATGATGTTGCCAGCAAGGGACTTGGCAACACAGCCCTGGGTCTCGGCATCGCAGGCTTGGCAACGAGTCTGCTGGGAGGTAGCGCCTCGCTTTTGGGCATCGGAAGAAACAACGGCATGACCGCCAACCCTGCCGACCCCGACGCGCGTTTCGTAACTAAGAGTGAGACTAACCTTATTCAGGAGAACAGCACTCTGAAGACCGAACTCGCCATTCAGAAGAGCGAGAACTACACCGACAAGAAACTTGTGGAGGTGACGCAGTATCTCGACACGAAGCTGCGCCGCGTGGAAGACAAGGTAGACGCAAACAAGGATGCACAGCAGGCTGTCAACGCACAGCAGATGGCATACAATGCGGCGGCCAACGCCAGCATCGACGTGCTCAAGTCGCAGGTGGCATCTTTGTCGAGCGTAACCAAACTGTTCATTCCTTCTTCGAACGTGTGTCAGACAGGTTGCGGTTGCGGATGCAATCAGTAAGAGAACGAGGTAATCCAGTTAAATATAAATATGGAATACAAGAACTCACAAATCTTGGCGGCGGTCGTGTCCGAGTGGGCACGACCCGCCATTTCGCAGATTGCTGCGGGCAACCTTATGCGCCTGCCTATGCTTCAGTCGTTACAAGCCACCATTGGCTCGTTAGGCATCGTCAGCGGCAACTATGCCTTACAGAAAGACATCGAACCACTCATTCAGCCCATCATCAACTCCCTCATCACTCCGATGCTTGCCCGATATTTCGGTCAGATACCCGAAGAGAGCATACCGCAGATGGCGCATGATATTGTGGAGAAGATGCGCACCAACGGATCGATGTCGATACTCGAAGGCATGGTGACGTTTGAGGAAGAAGACCTCGCCGAACTTGCCGACCTTCTCGACAAGAACCTCCCCATAGGGCAGACACGAGACTACCAGGTGAAACATTAAACAGAGTAACAAACCCAGCGGCGGCAAGCATCGTCGCTTTAATAAAACAGAAAAAAGATTATGAACAAACGTACTATTCCGGCTATAATCGTAGCCACTCTTGCGGCAGGTGCTACCGCCGCCGCACCTTATTATGATGTCAACATTACACAGCAGCTCTGCACGCCGGCTTGCGTAGACGAAACTCCGGTGTTCGTGCCGCAGTTTTCCGTCAAGAGCATTGCCAATGTAGGCACATCGCAGTATATCATCGTCATTCACGTCGAAGGTGTGGTGAACTACATCCCTTGCAATTGCGGATCGTGCTGTACACGTTCGCAGGTCGTGTCGCAAGACTTCACCATCCCCGTGTTCAGCGCTACCGCCATCAACTCAGCAAACATAGCAGTTGGAACCGTACAGAACGGCATCGCACGCGTTTCGTGCTGTAGTTGCTCCAAGACCTTCGTCTCCGACTGCCCCATAACTCTTACCCTTGCAACAACATAAAACCATGATAGTTCTGATAGCTATAGCCACTATGATAGCCGCCACGCTTGCCCAGCATCTCGGACTTGCCGAAGCCATGGCCCGCGTTGTCGATAAGGTCGCATCGTGTCCTCAGTGTTTCACTTTCTGGACTACAATGACGGCATTGCTCTACCTCGGCTACGATGTCTACGTATCTGCTTTGGCGGCTATTGTAGCGGCATATCTGTCGAACTGGTTCGTATTGCTGTTGCTCATCGTTCAACGAAAATTTACGCAGCTGTATGAAAAAGAAAGACACACCACCGACCGCCTCGGCTACTGAGGCAAAGGCAGAAATCAAGCCCGAAGTGAAGACATTCTTCCCTATATTGCACGTCTCTGCGCAAAAAACGCTACTTGTCCCACATTTTCGTGGCATTTGTCCCACATGTTAAACATTTAAAAACTCAAACAACATGAATTACAAACAAATGATTGAACAGGCTCGTGCCAATGGCATGGCTACCGAGAAGAAGATGTGGGCAGCTGTAGAAACTCTTTCCACCGACCTTCTTGCGCTTGAGCAGACCAATCCTAAGCTCTACTGGCACATACTGCGTCGTCAGCACGCCGTGCTCTACGGACGCCACTACTCAGAGAAGATGGCAAACCACGACGTGAACGCTCTCGTCTATAGCGGCATGTACGACGAAGAAGGTACGCCCACCGACGGAGGTGCGCATTGGACTCGCATCAAGGTAGACGAGCTGACCAAAGGCATGAAGTTTCATGCGAATGTCAACGCGTGGGACAAATACGTAGCCTTCAACTCCATGTACGCCGACCTTTGCTCTTGTATGGGCGAAGAGGATATAATCAAGGCCGCCTACGCCTTCTACTTCTGTGATGACGACTGGCAGCCCTGCGAAGACGACTGTACGAAGATTTGGGACTACAACGCTTTGCACGCTACCTTGTAAGATTTGATATTTACATTTGTTTTACCTCAAGCCACTTTGCACCGATCGGAGGTTCTGCAGAGTGGCTTTTCCGTATTGCCCGTCCTCGCAATGTCCGTATCACGAAAATAACTTTCTCTATCTTTGCTCATGGAAAGTTTAATAAAATCATAGTTTTATGTTTAGCACACAAAACACCCGCAGCATTGACCTGCGTCTGCCACGTTCATGGGACGAGTGTACGACCGAGCAGCTTGAGCTGATCTCTCGCGTAATGCTTGAGCAGATAGAGCGAGTTGACCGCTACCACCCGTTTGATATGCGCAATGTCAAGTTAGCGTGCTTCTTCTTGTTTGCCGGTGTGGAGATAGTGAACACCCCCAACCCATTGCTTCCCATCGAACACCAATGCTATATGTGTCGAATGGCGTCCGACCGACCTCGTCGTATGCGACTGACACGCAAAAGTGACAGCGAAAAAGTATTTCCGCTTTACCTCTGGCAGCTCGAATATTGGCTCTCGCCCAAGGCAAACACAAAAGATCGTCAGTCGGCGGAGCACATCGCTGCCGGAGCGGGCATCCTCGATTGGATGGACGGCGAAAAAGCCAGCGTACTTACGCGCTTCCCATATCCACGGCTGCGTCTGCGCAATCCGCAACACTGGCTACGCAAGCGCACTGAGTTTGAAGGACCGGCGCAAGACATGGACGGATTTTCATGGCAGCAGTATCGTTTTGCTTCTAACTTCATGGCCCAATACACTCAGCTCTCCAACAATCTGATAAAGATGAAGCAGATGGGCACGTTCAAGCCGGAGCAGATAGCGCAGCAAGCAGACAGCGTAAACCAGGCACGCGCCATGTTTCTCGCTACTATCTTTAATCGGTGCATCCCATACCTTGACCCGAACACCTCGCTGCGCACCGTCGATTTCCACTATGACACGCGTCAGTTCAACGACAACGCAGCCTACTTTCGCCGTTTCCCCGACTACCGCTGGCAGCCTATCCTCTTCTGGTGGACCGGTATGATGCACACCCTCTCACGGCGTTATCCTCATGTGTTCAAGGTGCAGAAGATTGACCGCACGCAACCACCCTCCACCCCACTTGAGATATACACCGCCACCATCGCCACCATGCAGAAATATGCCTCGCTCACCGAAGACCAGGTAAACAACCAGTCGTACTCGCTGGTGTTGGAGCATCTGGAGAGATTGAGCAAGGAGAATGAGGACATGGAGAAGATTAGAAAGAGTAAGTAATGATGTATTAACGAAAATATATAGAATATGGGAAGATACGCTACACGCAAGACATTAAAAGGGTATTGCGCCCAGGCTGGCGTTAATCTTTATAAACATAGACTCGACGGAGCCTCCTATCAGTATTGCGCCGGAGGCTATATCGTAAATGGATATTTGGGACGATCAATGCTTTTGTCGAGCTTGCAGTATAAAATGCAGCAGACGCTTATATTCCTTCTGAAGTATGGCTCTGCCGATTTATCCTTTTACAGAGACGGCACATCTATTGTGTGGCAAAAAGAACCGCACGCCATTTCTCCATTGGCTGAGCCTCTATGTGACCACAACGGCATGAAGGTACGAACTATTGGAACACCCGAAGCTGATAATGACTTGCAAGAGTTTTATGATCTGCAAAAATCATTAAACAAGTAATAATGTACTAATGAAAATATAGGGTATGAAGAAGATTATGTTCAGCGACAAGTACGGTCTAACACAGGCTGTGCTCGAAGGCAGAAAGACTCAGACAAGAAGAATAGCCGATAACGCGGGAAGATTGAGGGATATTACAGTTAGGCAGGCTTTAGAAGAAGTAAACAAAGGCAGAGCATGTCTGTTTGACGAGGGAAGACCTCTCGCTCTATCCGCTTACAAACTCGGCGAAACTATAGCTATTGCGCAGAAGTACGCAGATCTGGCGTATGACGGTGAATTTTTCCGTCTTTTAGGGAAGGTCATATTCGAGAAAGGATGCCACAACAAGATGTTTGTGAAGGCAGACTTTATGCCGCACCGCATCCGCATTACTAACATTCGTGTCGAGCGTCTGCAAGACATCAGCGAGGAAGATTGCATAGCGGAAGGCGTTTGGCGTAACGACAACGTAGAACTTGAAGGTACGACGTATTGGTACCATGGTCTTGCCAATTCCTCGTTCCGCACTCCGCAGCAAGCCTACGCCTCCCTTATCGACCGCATCTCCGGCAAAGGCACTTGGGAGAGTAACCCTTATGTGTTCGTTTATGATTTTGAACTAATAGATTAGCTTATGTATATCAAGGTAATACATCGCAACCGTCCCGGCTGCGAAAAAGTAACAAACAATAACGTCACAATAACCGACCCTTCGGACCTTTTTTCGACTATAGAAGATGCGTTGAAATATTGGAAAGAACTTGACCGTAATGCCGTAAGGTTGAATTTGGAGGATTTAAGCGGAACAAAGTAAAGTATTAACGAAAATATAGAGGACAATGAAAAAAGAGAAAATAAAGCAGTTGATGGATGTAATGCAGGCGTATGTAAATGGCAAAACTATCCAGTATTACAAAGTTGACCTTAGCTTTAAGATTGAACATCCAGGAGAGCCTAATTTCAACAATAAATGGGTAGATGTGGATGAAGAACATCTTTTTAGACCTGATTTGTACGACTACCGCATCAAGCCCGAACCCAAGTACCGCTCGTTTAAGAACGCAGAAGAATGTTGGCAAGAGATGCTGAAACACCAACCGTTCGGTTGGATCAAGAGTAAGACAGATGGCCATTATTCTATGGTCACGGCGGTTGATGCTGTTGAAGACATGAAGAGTATTGCGATAAGCGGCGATCATATTTGGTCTTTCGATGAAATAATGATTTCCGACACCTTCGCCGACGGTGCACCCTTCGGCATAGTTATAAAGGAGAAATAGAAGATGAAGTTACGATTGACAAAAAAGCTCGCCCACACTCTAATTCAACAGTAATTTATGAAGCGAAAAGAAAGACAATACATCGTGACCATTAATTCGGAATATGTTCGTTATTTGTATGGGCATCAGACTGGAAACAAGGTATCGCAGGATGAGATTCTTTGCGAAGTAATAAAAGATATAGACGATTTTCTTGAAGGCAAGACAAAGAGAATAATCCGTTTTCTCTTGCCCGACGGGGCATTATCGTTCACCATTACGCCACTTGTGCAGCATAACTTGCAAGAACGACGCAAGGCGAAGCGAAGAAAGAGATAAAAATGATATGAGTATTAACGAAAATATAGATAGGCAATGATAAAACCCGAAGATATAAGAATAGGCGATCTGGTAAAGATTAGCCGCGATTGCATGTTTCCGAAAGGTACGAAATGCGTTGTTACCGATATAAATCCCCTAACAGTCTTTGAAGACAAAAAAGGAACAGCCTGTCTAAGCGCTATCAATGATGACGATGACGGACCATGGTGGATTTGGTGCTGTAAAATTGAAGGAGTCCCCATCACCCCCGAATTTCTCGTAAAGAACGGTTTTAAGGTTAGAGTATCAAGGGTATATTACACAAAGTTGATAGGAGATGCAAACTTCTTACAACGAAATATCGCTATTGAACGTAAACGTAACGACTGGGATGTATTCATCAGATACAAAAAAATGCCCGACTCGGTTTTATTACGCCACATTCAACACGTTCACGAGCTCCAACATATTCTTTGGGCATTGGGCTTGGATGCAGAACTAAAAATATAAACAAGATATGAAATTTGGTATTATTGATTTTATGATGGCATCGCTTCAGGTAGCCTTCATCGTAATGAAACTCTGCGGAGCAATCAGTTGGTCGTGGTGGTTAGTAATGCTGCCCATTCTCTTTGTTGTAGTGCTAAACGTTCTCGTACTCTTTCTTTACGTTTTCACAAAGTGGCATAAGTCGCGTCAACTCTTCAAGCAGTATGGCACCGACAATGAGCTTGCTATTCGCGTGAAAAAGATGCAGCAGGAAAGAGAGAAGTTGGAGCGAGAAAGGTCACAGTCCACCACAACGAAACAATGACCCGCATCTACATTTCCGTGCATCTCGTTAGCCATCGGCTCGAATGGCGAGGATGGGGGGGGTAGTTTCTCGCCCACCCTTCGAGCCACTGACTACAAATGTCCTCACTGTATAACGATTGAATATGACTGACCCTCACTACAAGCGCGGCACTATCCGCAAGGATGGCAAGCTGTATGGCCGCTACCCCGACGGGTCGCTCTACCGCATCTACTCCACCACCGACCGACCATTCCTTCAATTGGTGGACCGAGAGGGTGAGACGTTCCTTCGCATACGCCAAGCTACCGAGCTGGGCTACACCGATTGTCCATGCCCAGGAGCAGCCAACCTAAGCTATCCGTCCTCGGCTCTGAGGCGCAGTCGCACAGTCGGGGGGGGTAAGCTGGTGAACGCTATGACCGCAGTAAGCGGCGGAATCTGTGTGTTTGTTGAATTATAAATTAAAGGAGAAATGAATTATGAGTTACAATACAACGAAGATAACCGTATTTAACGACGAAAAGGAAAAAGATGAAGACGTAAAACTCTTCTACTCTACCATTACCGACAACGTAGGCATCACCTGTGGAGAGCAAGACGTATTTCTTACCGAAGACCAATTCAAGGCTTTGGCTTACCTTATGAGGAGATGTTTCTATACAAGAGATATGTTGGATAAAATGCAGGTAGCCATCGATCGCTGCAAGTGTCCTTATAACGTCTTTTCTTCTCACTACGAAAATACTTGGGAATTGGAGGTTGAGAAGGATTGATATGACTAATATTGACTTTTATCAATATCCTCGTGGCAATAACGATGGAGGCAAATTAGGCACAGACGTTTGCCCGACCGTAACAATCAATTCGTGGTCGCAAAATGTATTTCTGATTGAAGAATATGAATGAAATAAAGATAGACTTTCATGTCCCTTCCGTAGCAGGAATCTACTGGAATGCGTCACCCGATTTCCAAAGGCCGCCGTTGGGAGGATTAAGCCGATGTATCAGGACTGATAATCATGCTCCAGGAATTTTAATAGAATATGACTAACATACAACCCTTAAATGTCTGTGTGGGAGGAATAGCAGTAACACTGAATACCCGATACGAGCGACTTTGCATTGAGCATTTGATGTCACTCGCCCACTTTCCGAGGACGGGCGTAATGATTGAATATGACTAACATCATCATTTATCAGCGTTGTGGCGACCGTGACAAGGAAGCCTATTCGTTCAGTCGGTGCAGCGTATATACCATACCCGCAAATCCGATGAGCGACCGCATACAAAGAGCAATTTTAGAATACATGTAATTATGATCACAAAACTCAACTTCACCGACCGCACCATCAAAAGCTATGCCATCCGCAAGCTCACACCCAAGGAGTGTTTTCGTCTGATGGGCGTTCGCGACAATGTAATCAGTACGATGCAGAGCAGCAATGCTCAAGCAGCCGAACGTCTGCCCGACTGGAAGAGCAAGGGCAAGCCCGAAGACATGGCCATATCTGCCTCACAGCAGTACAAACAAGCAGGAAATAGCATCGTGGTGGACGTGTTGGCCCACATCTACGAGCAGCTTTTCTACCCCGCACCACCCAAGCCTCGCCCAGGTGAACAACTTTCGCTCTTCGACGACCTCGAAGACACGTTGCCCGACCTTCCGCCCACCGCTGCCGACAAGAAAGAGGAAAAGATTTTCCTTACCACGTTCTCCGGCTACGACTCGCAGCTCATGGCAGCCGACTTACTAAAGTCTTGGCACCCCGATTTTCGTTGGACGTGCGTCGGATGGAGCGACATCGACAAATACGCCTGTTTGATGCACGACCTCGTATTTCCTCAGTTTGCCGACTGCGCCTTGGGCGACATCACCAAGATTGACTGGCACAAAGTAAAACGCTCACTCGAAGGTCGCGAAGTGGACCTCTTCACCTATTCCTCGCCCTGTCAAGACATCAGTCAGGCTGGCAAGCAGATGGGCTTGCAGGAGGGCAGCGACACCCGAAGCGCCCTGCTTTGGCGTGTTGCAGATGCCGTGGAGGTGCTTCGCCCGAAGTATCTCTTGCAGGAGAACGTGGCGGCACTGGTAAGCCAAAAGTTCATGCCCGACTTCCAGAAGTGGCTCGACAAACTCTCGTCGCTCGGCTATGTGAGCCGTTGGGCGCGACTCAACGCCAAAAACTATGGTGTGCCACAAAACCGCGACCGTGTGTTCTGCATTTCCATGCGCCGTGACGTAGCCTTCGACTATCAGTTTCCCGAACCATTCGAGCTGAAAACCCGATTGGAAGACGTGCTCGAAGAGGAAGTGTCCGACCGCTATTTCCTAAAAGACGATGCCGTGAACAAGTTCCTCAAGGCAAACGACCAAGACAACGCCCTATTTGTGCAGTTCGACCTACCGCCGACACACGAGGCTGCAATGTTCTTGAAAACGTGGCTTACGTTGTGGATGCAAGCAGCCGATGGTTGGAAAATGACATCTACAAGTCTCCAGCTCGCCCTTTATTCGGCACAGCAGAAAATGGAGCAGTCTTATTCCGTGTTCATGGATAAGGGTGTGGCTGCGTTAGGCGATGAGTTTCAACGGTTGTTCAAGGAGAATATGGAGAGGAAGAAGGATGGAGTGTAAGCTGACCCACGTCGCACCTCCATTCCGTCTGAATGGGGGTAGCGGACAGATGGTGAATGTTACTGACGGATGTTGTGCGGCAACCATAACCACACGCTACGAGGCTATCGGACCGACCAACATCCTCACGCTCGCCCACTATCCAATGACAGTAGTATTGTATGAGTTTAAATAATGGTTTTTATAAAAGCATTAAACCCTGATATTGCCTCTATCCCCCTTGCGTTATGTCGATGCGTTAAGTCGCAGTATCAACGCAATTCTTTGGTGAATTTCACTAAGCCAACGGGAGGCAGGGCGGCAACGGCAGTAATAGTAGAATATGATTGATAAGATAGGTAACATTTATTACGACAAGTGGAAGTCCGGTTTTGATGGCAACATCTGCGGCACGAAAGGTATATCCCCTCCCCTAACCTTGTCAACACAAACGGGGGTAATGATAGAATATGCTTAACAAGAACGCTCGCTTAGAGATAATGTATCAACGTGGTTTCCGACCTTCACACGCCTTGTGGGTAGATACCTACAACAAGCAATTCGGGAGGGATATAATCTACACCATTCAAGCAGGAGTGAGCAGCCGTAATCACTATTATGTAGCAGTAGAATTATGAATAACCCTTGCCCTATTGTCCTTGGCTCCTATAGCCCTTCACAGAACGGTATCATCGTGTCGCCTCATGGCATAGCGCTGTGTATAACCGGAGGAGGTAAGGGGCACGACGTGGATAAACCGAAAATATTGATAGAGTATGATTGAACGTTCCGTCCTCGTTCACTACCGCACCGAGGAAGCAAAAGTCTTCCGCCGTGAGCATGGCGACCGGGGAGGGTGTAAATACGGCGATAAGTATCACCGCCCCAGTCCGTGGCCGTGGTGCAATTCGATAACAACAGTAACAAAAGACAACCTATTATGCTTAACATTTATCTGATACACGAAGCCAGAACCGAACACGCGAAAGCTGTGCGTCGCTTAATAGGCACTAACGACTTTCGTGATAAGAAATGGCATCTGCGTAAAGGATGTCTGACGCAATGTATAGGTACATTTCTTACTACAGACAATCTGATTGCAATATGCTACGAATAAGAATAGCAGCCTTCCGAGGTCGCCCGTTGAATGGTGACGGTTACTCCAACATTCAGCGAATGGAGATAAACGGGGGGGTACAACCAACACCCTCACCTCAGTAGGCAAAGATAATATGGTATATATAGCGTATGAATAGACAAATTCCTTTCGTGCAACGTTTTGCGCAGCTCTGTCCTCGTCGGGGTGGGTACTCCACCGCCCTATCTGCACGCTACGACGGATGGGCAGGTCTTTATGACGAGCACGGACAGCACACTATTATATTAATAGAATATGAATAGGCATACACTAAATTGTCCGTCCGGTATCTGCTGCGTCCTGACATCCCATTATGCAAGAGAAGGATGGGCGAACATAGCAAGCAATACAACATCACAATGCAAAGCGCCCGCAGTATTGATAGAATATGTGTAACAATCTAAAATAGAGATATTATGAGGCAAAGAAAAACAAGAAGCATCCCTAAAACGGGAGTAAAAACTTTCGAGAATGAGAAACTATCAGCTTTTCTCCACAGTCTGCCTGAAGGAGATATGCTTTATTCGCCTTTGTTAGGCTACATGACGGTGTATGACATCAACGAATCGGGCGTTGTGATGGCACTCCCTAATCCTGCCGAAAATGAACCATACGATTGGCCTTTCCTTTACGACGGACGTATATCGCACTTTCCCCAAGGAGAGTGTATGCTGTTTCTCTCGCATCTTTACCGAAGTTGGAATGTGCTCAAATTCCAGCTGGGCGACATCGTGGCAATGGACATCAAGTATAAAGATGGCAACATTCTGACCTACATTGTTATTTTCAGCGAAGTGGAATCTACTGATTATCCCAAGATAAGGACATACGCCTGCTTATGCAAAAACAGCGACGTGCTTACTTCTTACGCTCTGCTTGATCTTCGCGGTACACGCGAAGAAGAAGAAAGCATCGAACTGAGATACGCTACGTATACGGAAGAAAAACTTCTCAATAATGCCGTGGAGAAAATCGGGAAAAGATGGGACAAGGTAAAGCTGTGTCTTGTGTCATTAGATTCTGAAGCTCAAACTCCCGAGCAGCTGCGTGAGGACTTCAACGCCTTGCAGGAAGAATACTCTCGCTTGTGTGAACATTGCAAGAAGTTAGAGGATGAGCGTAACTATTTCCAAAAGAAAGCAGAGTTAGAGTCAGGTAGAACACAGGAAATATTATACAAGGCTATCGAATAAGTAGGGCAGAGTAAACTACAGACAGATGACTGACAAGTATTACATTGGCTGGGTACGCTCCGGTAAGGATGGCAAAGGACTTGTAAAGAGTCGCCCACGTAAGCAAATAGCCAATGCTGTGACGACATTCACGTCAGGCAGTTTTGCCGACCCTCGTGACGGACTTGGCAATACAACACCGCATGTGATATATGAGTTTGAATAATAACAAGGGACACCGAACGGAATCTGGTCGGATGGCGAACGAAATCCGACCGGACGGCGAACGAAATCCAATCGGACTCCGTACGGAATCCAATTGGACACCGAACGGAACCTGTCCTGCGGACTTTACAATACGACATTGTATGTAGTATATGAGTTTAAATAAACCAAAAACGAATAAATTATGAGTAAAGAGTTTAAGAGTACAGAAGAAGCTATCATTTTGCGTTTGGGCCAGATGGTGAAGGAGAACGTGGAGCTGGAGCAGCGTGTGCATCAGCTTATGGACGAATACAACGAAGTCGCGAAACAGCTGCACGGAGCAGAAAAGCGCAAGGAAGAAGACCCTACGAGACAAATGCTCAGTGAGATGCGCCAGATGCGCGACCATTGCGACAAGTTGGAGGTCGAAAGCAACTATTTAAATAAGTTCTTAATCGCAGTTAGTTCGTTTCTGAAAAACCACAAACTGTATATGGCTTACGGAGCATCATGCCCTTATCGGTCTGATCACCTTGCCGTGAGTCTTCCGCCCTGTCGAGATTGTTGTTCATACCTAAGTGACTTGGAGGACTGCGGTGTGATCTGCAGAGAGAGGCTTTCAGAGGCAAATGTTAGTTTCACTCGCGCCGAAGATTCTTGATGGAGCACTTACTTACGTCGCCCTTTCTCCATTTCTTTCCAATATTGCAAAGATTGGAAAGGATTGATTTTTTACTTCGAAACCGCGTATTCTGAGTATTCTGTGGTCAAAAACAATATTTCATTTATGATACAACACCAGCATTGGGAAGATTCTATCCGCATACTCGTCACCGATGAGCAGCATCATGGCAGCGTGCAGGCGTTCATTCCGAACCTCATTGAAGACAAGCCTTTGGATGGCGAGGCAGACGCTCTCATCTATTCGCTGTGGGTGGGAGAAGCGCACCGTGGTCGCGAGGTGGCAAAGCACTTGATGGAGGCAGTCGAAAGGGAACTGAAATCCTATGGCGTAAAAACTGTAGCAATATCGTGGGACGGACGCGACTCTCCCCAGTGGGTGTTACATTGGTATGAAAGGTTGGGCTACGAGGAAAAAGCGTTCGACTATCGCTGCTGTACGCTTCTCAAACATCTGTAGAAAGAAATAATAGTAAAACAACAAATACAACAAACAAATGAAAACAAAGAACATTATCATGGCATCCATTTTACTTATGGCTGCCTTTGTGATTGGCTCGCTGGTAGCCACTTACTTTAGTTACAACAATCGTGAAATTACCCTTCGTCAGCAGGCGGAGACACAGCGCGGAAAGATTGAGGGTGTACACGACAAGATGTGGAAAATTATTCAGCAGAAGACGCAGGTTACGGACGAGTATAAGCAGACCTTCGAGAAGATTTATCCGCAGCTTATCTCCGGTCGCTATCAGAACGACAATGGTACGATGATGAAGTGGATTAAGGAGAGTAACCCTAACTTCGATGTGTCGCTCTACCGCGACCTTATGCAGGCCATCGAGATACAGCGCACCGAGTTCCAGACTTCGCAGGAACGTATGCTTGACATAATTCGTGAGCATGAAACGCTCACTCACACCTATCCTGCCCGATGGTTTGTGTCTAACACCATGCCTATCGAGTATAAGGTTATTTCGTCGTCGCGCTCCAAGGAAGTGATGACGGTGGGCGAAGACAACGACGTGGATCTGTTCGGCAAGGATAAAAAGGAATAGTTTATGGAACTACTCGTTTTTCTCATACCCTTCTTTGTGTCGGCTGTGTTGTTGCTGTTTTTCCGCAAGCAGACGACATGGTGGGAGCACGCCGTGCTGATTGTTCCGTCGCTCGTTGTGGGCGTAGCGATGATATGGGCGTTTGAGCGCGTAGAGTCGAGCGACACTGAATACTTAGGCAGCTACGTCACGAAGATACGCTATTACGAGCCGTGGAATGAACAGGAGGAGCATACCGAAACCTACACCGACGACAAAGGCGAGATTCACACCCGAACCTATTACACCACGGTAAACCACCCCGAACGTTGGACCTACTACGACCATTCGGGACGTGAGCGAAAGTGTTCCAATGAAGACTTTTCGGCTATGAAGCGTCGTTTGTCGGTGGCTTCGGTGTTCGTGGATATGCACCGACACTATTACACCCGTGATGGCGATGCGTATGAATACCGATGGAACGGTCAATCCACTACGCTCTATTCCGTTACCCGTGAACATGAATACGAGAACAAGGTGAAGGCTTCGCGCTCGGTGTTTAAGTTTGAGGACATCAGCGAAAAGGAGGCTCGCCGACTTGGTTTGCACGACTATCCCAAGATACGTTTTTGCGACCAGTCGCCTATTATCGGAGCAAAGTTCTCTGTCCGTCAGGAGCGAGCCATCCGCGTGCTCAACGCTCGATACGGGCCGAAGAAGGAGTTTCGCCTCTATCTGCTTTTCTACCGCAACAAGCCGCTATCCATTGCCGACCGACAACGCTCTTACTGGCAGGGAGGCAACAAGAACGAACTTGTGTTGTGTGTAGGTCTTGACAGCCGTAACCGCGTGATGTGGAGCGATGCCTTCTCGTGGTGCGACTCGCCCGTGCTTGCCGTAAAGAGCCGCGACTGGTTTACGTCGCACCGACTTGATCTATGCGCCTTTGCCTCGTACATCGAACCGATTGTGCAGAAGGAGTGGAAACGAAAGGAGTTTTCCGACTTCAAGTATCTCTCGGTAGAACTGAGCAACAAGGAGTATTGGGCTATTATTATCTTCATGCTCTTGCTCAACATCGGCTTAAGCGTATGGGTAGTAACCAACAATTATAAAAATCAGTATTAACATTTAAAAACAAAACGACAATTATGGAAACAGTAATTTCAGTACTTATCATCGTTTTAGTAATCATGCTCATTTGTTTCTTTTCGTCTTTAATCGACCATTTCTTAGGAAAGCGCAAGGAACAGACCTTTGAGAAGTATTTTCGCCGCGTAGAGCAGCATGTGGGCGTTTTGACTGACATGCACAAAGTCGGCCCGTGGTATCTGGTGGTGTTCACGACTAAATCACCCTACCCTATCTGGATCTCTAACAACAATATCCGCTCTGTACATCCCGACCCGAAAGATTGCCGATTGACAGTAAAGCAGTTTAATGGTGAGGATATGGTGATAGACGACGTGGAGAGCTACGATTTGCAGTCGGCAAGCGAAATGACCGACTTTGACTTTCAGTAATTCTACGGCGTAAGACGACAAAAGACATTTTCTTCATTGTTTTTAGACTGCGTGGCTCGCAAGGATTCCCGACTGCCCACACCTCGAACTTTCCATTTTTGGTTGTGGCAGGGAAGACGGCGAAGCCCGCAGTCTTTTTTATGTCCGCCCCAGCAAATCAAAATCCGCTATCTTTGCCTTGTAAACAATTCGAGGTTTCTCGCGGCATCTCGCAGCCCTCAACCAACAACACTAACAATACAACGAAAGAATGACAACAGTATCTTCTATCAGCGAGCTCCAACAGCGTAGTGAGGAACTCAAAGCACTGGGCTACGAGGCTGTGCGCCCGGCGGCTTACACCAGACCAAACATGGATGGTAGTCGCACGTTCTCCTGGGGCGATTACGCCCATTCTATGCTCACATCTTCAACTTCGGCAGACTCGGGCGCAGCCCGACGTGAGATTAGCACCGTGTTCGGTTCAAGCGGTGGAGAAAACAAAGCCGTACCGCAGAACGTAGGCACGCCGGGGTTAGGTTTTATGGAGTGGGGCTTGGGTAATCGACTGCCCAACATCGTGTACTTACTTTCTAAAATGTCGCCCTTCCCTGCTGCCGGCATCGACTTCGTGAAGAAGATACTCGTAGGCCGCGGTCCAGTCGCCAAGTATCACTATACACAGTACGTTGGCGGCAATATCACCGAGAAAAACATCCCCTTTGCTTCTGCTGGCACTCTGCTGCGAGGTCAGATAGCAGACCTTAAGGCTAAGGAAAGGCAACTCTCAGAATCGGAGAACGAAAAATCTCGTTCGGAGGCTCAGTTCGCACCGTCGGCGCCCTCGCTCTCCGAACCGAACAGTAGCGAAGACAGCGAGGAGATGAAGTCGCTAAAAGAGGATCTTGCCGAATGGGAACGCACGAACAAAGAACTTCAGGAGTTTATCGACAACAACGACCTGCATCACACCTATCTCGATATGGCTGGCGATATGTCGCTTATGTCACAATGCTTCTGCGAGATTCAGCTTAATCAGCGTCAGCTTGACAAGGACGGACATCCAGTACCCACGTCACAATGGACCCCGAAGGTTGTCGGACTGAAGCATCGCAGCGTTTTCACAACCCGACTGGAGCGCATGGACGATCAGTATCGCATCAACTACGCATACACATCTAATCAGTGGCTCGACTCGTCGCAGGTGCAGACTTCGCTCAAGCCCGAGGACATGCGCATAGCCGCCGTGCCCTATCTCGCGGCCGACACCGCCGTGAAAGACCTCGACCGCCGTGTGCGCGAGGCCCGTCAGCAGCGAGTGAGCCGCAAGAACCGCCCCACGCGCTTCATTATGTCGCCGCGCGACTTCGGAGGTCCTTACTATGCCGACGCTCTCTGGCACAGCATCTTTGCCGGAAGCATCTTCGAATACGCCTTCACCATCGTTGACGACCGACTGACGCGTAAGCGCAACTCTAACATTATTGGTCGTGTAATCTACATCCATCAGGAATACCTCAAGAGTCTCTACACCCAGCAGGGTGAGAACAAAAGCAAGACGATGGCGCAGATTCAGCAGGAGGTGTTCAGCGACATCAACACTTGGCTCTCCAACCCCGACAACGCAGGTCAGGCTCTCATCTCGGCTGTGTTCACCGGTTTGGACGGTAAGGAGCATAAGGCGTGGGAAATTGTCGAAATTGAAAGCAAGGCAAATTCTCAGGCTCAAGCCGAGAAGACCGAGCTTCAGGAGATTTCCTCTATCATCTTCTTCGCCATGGGACTCGACTCGAAGCTTATAGGCAACACCCCAGGCGACGCTACATCATCGGGCGGCACCGACCTGCGCGAGCGCTTCCTCGTAAAACAGATTCAGTTTGCCCCACTGCAGCAGCTCATGCTTCGACCGTTGGAAGTGATAACAAGAGTGAACAAATGGGACTCGCACCTCGTCTGGCAGATAGATCGCGAAGTACTCACGACGCTGGATAATTCGAAGACGGGAGTGGCGAAGCAGGAATAATAAGGAATAAAAGGATTTATAGACAATGATAGAATTGAATAAGATATATAATGAAGACTGCCTCGAAGGAATGAAGAGGATTCCGGACGGGAGCGTGGATTGCATTGTGTGCGATTTGCCGTATGGCACGACAGTATGCAAATGGGATTCCATTATTCCGTTTGAACCCTTATGGGAACAATATCTACGAGTAGCAAAAGAAAATGCGGCTATAGTGTTGTTTTCCGGAGAACCTTTTACGAGTAAACTGATTTTGTCAAACATTAAATTATATCGTCAGAAACTTACATGGTTGAAAACAAGGCCAACCAATGTGATGAACGCAAAGAAACAGTTTATGAATTGGACTGAAGATATTTGCGTGTTCTATCGTTCTTTACCAACTTATAACCCTCAAATGAGAACGGACGGACAATTTTCTGGCAAGATAGTTCAACACTTGAATGAAAGCAGAAAAAATGGAGTTCACAATGGCTACCAGGAAAAAGAAGGATATATACATGAAGGAAATGGAGGTTTATTCTATCCAAAGACCGTTTTGGAATATTCTAATGCTCATCAGAGCCAAGAGAACCACTTCCACCCTACCCAAAAGCCTGTCGCTCTCATTCAGTATCTCATCCGCACTTACTCCAACGAGGGCGACACCATATTAGACAACTGTATGGGCAGCGGCACCACCGCCATTGCAGCCATCCGCGAGAAGCGCAATTTCATCGGCTTCGAGCTCAACAAGGAGTATTACGACAAGGCTTGCAAGCGCATCAAGTTGGAGCAAGCGCAGCTCACGCTGTTCTGACAACTCAAAAATGGATAAATCCTAATCGGCTTGCCGATAATTCAAAACTCAATTTTCAAAATTCGCATGATACTATCAACCATCAAGGAGCTACGGCTCCACATTCCCAGCAACGCCATCGACGAGATAAGTTCTCTTCAAGGCATACTCGACAACAGCGAGAAAGATTTTCTGCGCGACAAGTTGGGTGACTCGCTCTACCACCGATTATGCGAGTATTATCAGACCGTTTCGCCCGACGACTTCTACATGGCAGTCAGCAACGGCGAGCACGCTCAGCAGCCCTGGATGCAACTCCTGCTTATGGCACAGCGCATGGTAACATACGATGCCATGGCACGTTTCGCTTATCCGCAAGCCCTCTCAATCAACGGTACAGGCATCAATGTGGCTTCGAGCGAAGACTACGGCGCTGCATCCAAGGACCTTATCGACAAAGGTGTGCAGGGCTACAAGCGCGAGGCAATGGTGTCGCTCAACCAAATGCTTGTGATGCTCGAAGGTTGGGCAAAGGATTGTGTTAAGAAACAGGCTTCTGACGTACAGAAAACAGCCGAAAGCGTACCGAATATCGACAATAGTGTACCGAAAACGGGCGAAAGTGTACAAACGACCGAGATTAAGGAAATCACGAATCTCTGGAAAGAGAGCACCTACTACTACCTTCACCACGACCTCCTCATTGCTACATGTGCCGAACTTCAGCACTACCTCGACATCTACGAGAGCCGTGAGAAGTTCATCCGTCTGTTGCCCGACCTCCACTTCATCCAGGACGAGTACATCAGCGAGACTATAGGCGAACCGATGGTGCAGCAACTTCTCATCTCTACTGATCCCGAAGACAAGCCTCTCCTTCGCAAGGTGCGTCGCCTGATGGTGGCTCATCTGGAAGAGCGAACAACAATTCTCACTATTGACAAGGCACGCCGATCTGCGGCTCATAATGAAGCCGTCGCTCTGCGTTCGTCGGTTTTGAGACTTGTAGAAATGCGCAAGGCAGTTGGCAAGGCCAATGCTGAAGTTAATTCTGCTGATTCTGAGAATCATTCAGACAACCAGAAAGGTTACGAAAACAATCAACCCGGTAGTAAGATTTTCGTCTCACCATTGTTGTATTAAAACCCAATGATATATGGAAGAAATAATCCGCATACTTACACCTGCCCTATCCGCCCGCATCCTCACGTCCGACCAGCGTGAGGCTTTTGAGCGCGGTCTGACACTCCTCGAAGGCACGCCCGGCGCCGCCGCATTCGTTCGCGACAGCCGTCGTTTCCGCGACTACCATCGCCGTGTGCGTCAGCTCCTCACCTATCTGCAAACTATGCAGGCCTCTCGCACGGAGATAAAGCGTCACGTCGGTCGCCCCACCCGCGAGGAGCAGGCAGCCTATGCTCAAGCACAAAAAGAGAAAGCTCTTGAGGAAGCGCGCCGCTCGCTGTTTCCCGACTTGCAGCCCGACCTCTCCTTGCAGCCACTCACATACGGCGGCATCGTGGCAAACCCTAACGGCGAGACCATTGCTTCCACCATGCCCAACCTTATGCAACTTCGCCCGTTCCTCTCTGAGCGTTTGCAGGAGCAAGTCAACTCTGTGCGCTCACTACGTAATGAGATGGCTGCAAAGTCGGAGCAAGCCAAGACGATGGTGGAAGCCAATGAGAAGGCTGGCAGCCCTATTTACACAGAAGAAGAGATTGCCGTTCTCGCGACCCGCGCCGTGAAGATAGAGAGCGACATCTTGCCGCGTATCTACGTTAGCGTAGACCGCGAAATAGTCGAAGCATACCTTCGCCTATCACCGCGCACCGGCGACCCCGAATATATCGCCCGAATAGAGAAAGCGTGTAAAGTTCCACCGCAGAACCTTCGCGCCCAGTTCCGTCCGTTCTACGACAAGGCACTCGCCCGTGACCCGCTCTTCGCCCAGTCGGTAGCCGACCGCATTGCCGCCGACCGTCCTGAAGTAAAAGCCGAGCGCGACCGCCAAGCCAAGCACAAGGCAGAAGCCGACGCCCTCATCAAGTACATCATGCGCAAGGACAAGCCATCGACCAAAGCCCGCGTAAAGGGCCTTACCGACCGCATCGCCCAACTCCGCAAAGACTACGCCGACATTGTGACTGAAGACGAACTGAAAGGTTACGAGGCAATATTGGAGAAAACTAAAAGCGAAGTTTCACCAAAGGCTTAGAAAGGCATAAAAAGGCCCGATAAAGCTTTTTTCATAACCCAACATTTATGACTTCTTTTGAACAATTAAAAAGCCTCTGTACCGCTGCTTGTCACTCTCGTCACGCTTGTGCCGAGGGTTTTCGTGCCATGCTCGCCGCAGAGAATGTCAGTCAGCTCATGGCTGTGTGGCGTAATAACTGGGAAGACCTCGTAGAGAGCAAGTATGCCGACATCATCAACGAACAACTTCCTGCTATTTATCCTTCATTGAAGGAAGAAATGAACGCCGCCGGCATCTATGTCAACGAATGTCCGAAGACCGCACCTGAGTACGTTCTTGTGATAGTGACCGATTGCGACCTCCTCATTGACGTATACGACTACGCCAAATGCTATCTTTTAGGTTCGGCCTCCGTTCAAGCATGGGGGCACAGTCAGGTTTATAGTGAAAAGAAAGACAAGACTTTCGTTTCTCTAAACGATTACGCCTATGGGCACATTAGTAAAGGCTTTGTGTGGGCGTCCGACCATTCCCGGTTATGGACTTCTGCCGAAGCCCTGCTTTATGGCAGCGTGACTTGCGAGGCTCACGGTGGCAAGATAAGCGCAAAAAGTTATCTGAAGATTGACGCCTACGGCGACACCAAGGTGTTCAGCAATACCGACCGCAACATCACGCTATATGGCAATGCCAAAATAATAGTATAACACTTAAAGCCCAGTAAGGCTTAGAAAGGCTTAGTAAAAAAACAACCCAACATGAACAGCAAACTTACAATCCTCGCCGACGGCAAGCCTCTCGCCCTAAAAGAAGACGCATCCATCAGTATTGAGTTGAGCAACCCATTGTTCAACGACGTTGAGATGTTCTCCTATCCCGTAGGACTGCCCATCGAAGGTAACCGGCATTTTCTCAAAAACGTGGATGATGTCAGCAGCGACATTCGTCCCGTGAGCTATGAGCACACGCCGATGCAGATTGTCGCCGACGGCGTGCCCTTTGCGTCGGGCACAGCTATCATCCAGGAAGACGAGCGAGTGAAAGATTCTCTCTCGTTAAACATCAACGCATCTACGCAATCATTCTCTGACCTCATTAGCGACCTCAAGTGCAACGAAGTGCCTATCCCCACGAAATACCGCGACCAGCTCCTTATAGGCGAGAAGATTGACGAGGTGAGCGTGAGTGTCAACTACAAGACTGAGGTAGAGATCAAATACGAAGGCAAGAAAGGCGATAAGAGATACGCTTCGGTGGGAGATGACAATACTACGGAATCCACCTTCTCCCCTCAAGCCCTTGGTTTCTCTTATCCTGCCCAATGTGTCGAAACTGGCAACTTACACGAAGCTGAAGTATTGAGAGTAGATGCTTACCCCAACGGTAACAGCGTAAAAGTGCCGAAGGTGCAAACGTCCTACATCAACGTGAATGATGCCTACCCCCATAAGCCCTTCTGCAATGCCCGTGTGTGCTATGCCCACCACGATTTGAACGACGATGGCACTACGTCCGACAGTCTTGTGCAGGAAGTGAACTCCCGCAAGGACGAAGACCCGAACAATAAAAATCACGAGAAAGAAATGTACGAAGACCGCGGGCCGATATGGGTGTTGGATGCCAACCGTCCGCAATCGGGCATTTGTTTCTACATACTCTTCTTCCTCGACTGCCTCTTTGAGCACCTTGGTGTCCAGTTCGACAATTCGGCTCTTACAGCCATCGGCGACATAAACCGTCTCTGTTTCTTCACCACAAAATGCTCCTACGACATAAAACCGCTTTACGCTCGGTCGTATTACACGAAGAACGACGAAGCTGTGAAAGCTGGACTGAAGCAGGTAGGTGACGTGAAGGAGGGTTTCTTTCAGAAGCAAGTCAATGGCGAGAAGAACGTAAAGGACCTTTTTGAAGATGTAAACAAATGGCTCGACTCTCGCGGTTGTGGCGGCAAATTGAAACTCGAAAATCCGAAAGACAAGAGTGTGCAGGAGGTTACTTATCGTGCGGTTACATATAAGATAGTAGATAAGAAGTATAACGGCAGTTTTTACAACCAAGGAGCCTTTAAGGACACTGAAGTGGTGACAGTGAAAGGCGACTGGGTTACTGTGCGTGTAGGCGAAGACAAGATTGCAAGCATCACCTGCAAGAGCTCCATCAATTCGGCTCAGATGAGTGCAAGCATTTTCCGTATGTATGCCAATGAGAAGAATTTTCCCAATGAGTCGGTATCGGACGTGATCGATTCGCTTGAACAGCAGTTCGGCATTAAGTTCCATTACGACTACGAGCAGCGCAAGGTAACGGCTTATCTCATTCGCGACGTGTTCCGTAAGCAGAATCCTACACCTCGCAATTTTCACGCCCAGGTGCTCAGTATGTTCCCCATCACGGAGAAGATAACCGGTGTGCGTGCCGGATATGCAGCCGAGAGCGAAGCTAAGGAGCAGCGCGACAACGTGAAGAACAAGGTGAAGGACTTCAACACCGACTACGACTATATCGAATACCCTAAGAACTCTACCGTAACGAGCCTTACCTACAAGGACATTATTCACGAGGTTTGCAACGGACAGATGAACGTGTTTGTTGACCTTCAGACAGGTAATAAATATCGTGTGAAGATTGATAAAGAGTTTACTGACGCAAACAATATGAGACCTCGCTTGTTTGAGGTGGCTGCTATGAAGGGTGTGGAGATAGGCGATTGTTCTACTCTTAATGAAGACTTCATTCAGGAGTTTAAGTCGAGCTTTGTCCCTGTGGGTATGGTGGATGCCAATTACCGTATAGCCTTATCGTCAAGCACGGGTAGTACTTGCGCTTCCGATAATCCTAAACAGCCTAACGAAGTGGGCAAGCAATATGATGGCGTAGAGATTCAAAAGCTAAACGGCTCTTACGCCAAGACCCAGATGGCGGCTCTCGTTGATGAGGATATGGAGCATGAGTTTGTGAAGCAGTACGTCAAGAACACCATGTCGTCGATGATAGCTGATTTCTACGTCACCGAAGAACTCTCGCTACGTGAGAGCTATGATCCGTCTTCCACTGATGACGGCAACTCTCCCCTTCAGTCATACGACTGGGGATTGTCTATCGCTATCATGCGTGGTGGCGGTATCGACGCGACACATGAAACCTACGACTACAACTATGACGGCTTCGGCAACTCGAAGTGGCGCACAAAGGCTGGCGACTATGCCCTGACAACCGACTCTATCGACCCCTACGGCAACGAGTACGACTACAACGGCGTTGAGCCAGGCATCGGCAACGAGGAGCGTTTTTCTCTGAAGCCTCGTGCTTGGGTGCAGCCCGAATGGGCAGACGCTCCACTCGTGGTGAATACTCCGTCGGTCAAGAACCGCGGCTACGTAGACGTATTCCTCGTCGATTACATCTATTTTCTCCTTCATCGCAAGAAGTATTACGTCAAGTGCCTCGCCTCCGTAGCGCAGGTAGCCGACATTCAGAATCACTGGAAAGAGTGGTGGAATATCGACGGCAAGAAATGCCTTATCAACAAGGTTGATGCCGAGATTACTGCACGTGACGGATTGGGCGAAGTGGAATTGGAAGTGTTTGCAATATAATACCTTTTATATATACACACATCGCCACATCAAAAAGTAATAACCAACAATTAATAATTACTAATTACTAATTAATAATTAAAGCACATGGCAGCATATTTGAAATTAGTTGACGGATCTATATTCAACGGCAACCCTATCACGTTCGCCGTCACTCCGCTCACGCTTAGTGGTTCGCCTTCATTTCACCGAATGGTGTTTGAGGTGAAGTGTGGCGTGAGTGGCGGCAACTACGAAACCATGCGTATGACCGAACCCGTCTTGACTGAAAACGGCAAAGCAGTACAAGTAGATGTTTCGTCTGCCCTGCGCTCGTTCCGCGACTCCTACGAGTATTCGCCTGAGCCCGGTGTTATGCCAGTCGTAAAATTTAACGTGTCGGCATACGACGAGTATATGACTGATGGTGAAGTGAAAAAATCGGAGCCGGTGTCTTATCTCGCCGGCAAGGACGTAAAGCAAACTATCTTCGGTGGTTTTTCTGATTACGACCGCTTGATGGGCGAGCAGGACATGAAGGTGGGCAGACTGACACGCAAACCTAACACCACACCTCAGCTGGTGTGCGTAGGCGAACAGCTCGTCTATGCCGATGCGTACAGTCCGGCTGTAAGTCTGACAACTGCCACATGGGATGCACCCGAAGCTAAAGTCTACAACATAACGGCAGAAGGCGCACAGACAGTAGGCGGACAGCAGCTCTTTGCCCTACCTGCTTCCGAGGCAGCACAACGCACGGAGTTTCGCTTCATCAATTCGTTCGGTGTGCTTGAGAGCATCAGCATACCCAAGAGTTATGCGCAGGAGGTAGACATCAAAACCACCAACTATACCGTAACACGCAAAGAAACCTTGCACTCCTTCTCTCGGTCGGCAGTACGCAAGCAGGGCAACAAAGAAGGTTGGAACTACAAGACCGACCCGTTGGACGAAACATGGCTCGCTTGGTATCTCCACGAATTGCTCATGTCGGAGCACGTATGGCTGAAGATTAACGGCAAGTTCCTGCCATGTACCATCGAGTCGGAAGATACCATAAAATATGCCGACGATACCAAGACCGATATGTACAGCGTATCGTTCACGGCACGACTCAGTTTCTGCGGCAGTACAAAGATATAAGTCTCTCAGTTCTCATCTCTACATTTCTTGCGACCTCAAGAGTCACCATACTCTTGCGGTCGTTTGTGTTTAGGTATGTCCGTATCATACTAACGCTTTTTTCTAAATTCGTAACAGAAAATCAATATAATATATGACACAAGCGACAACCAAAGACTATTGGATTTCGCCTTCGGCATTGCATATCGAACTGAATGCCCTTGGCAATCCTGACTATATCCAGGCATCGTGTATGAGCGGTGCTCAGATACTTGTGTACGTCAAGGACATTATCGGCTTCGATGCTGGACACAACTACCGACGCTGGCCCTTACAGGCAGCTCCAACGGTATTCAATACCCACACTGAAAAATACGTCTATGCCGCCATTCCTCGCGACATGACGCTCGCTGCTTCGGCATGGATAGTATTCCCGTCTGAACAGATAGACATCTACGGCAAGAACGAAAAAGAAGAGCAGATAGGCGACGAGAAGTACTATTACGTCTTTCTGCAAGGCATCATCACCTCGTCGGGTGATAACGGCACGGTGCAGCGCGATTGGAAAGAAGGTGGCAGAATCGTATATGGCTATTTGTCCTCGGACGAAGCAATCAGTGCTATTCCCTACGAAAGCGAGTGGTATAATTATTCTTCGATAGACAATATCGTGACCTTCCTCAAGGATATTACGATGAAGGCTGGCACTAAATTCCGCCAACTTTTCGCGAAGACTCTCACTATTGTGTCCGGAGGGAAAATAGCCTTTGAGGACCAAGGCGAGGTGAATGGAGTAGCCACAACGGGCACGCAGTTTGAGTCTACTGACAAGATAGTAACTCCGAAGTTTCTCGACGATAATGCGTTGTCAAAAGTAAAGCAGGATGCTGCGCAAGAGATCATTCGTTTCATAAAAGGATTGACTTTGGGCGAGAATACTGGAGGTAATAACTTCGGCATCTCCTCTGACGGCATCGCCACCCTCAAAGAGGTTGTGTCGGCGGCGTTCCGTTCGGGTGCGCTCGGCTCGGGCTTCAAGCTCGGCAATTATTCCGACAGCGAGGATAGCTACTTAGAGGTAGACCATCTGCTTGTGCGCAAGGCTGCGGAGTTCGTAAAACTCGTAATTAGAGAGCTGCAAAGTGTCGGCGGTGAGATTGTTCTGTCGCCTGCGTCGATGAAGATTAGCAAGGTGGACTTCTTGAAAAAAGGCACGCTGCTGCCCGAATACGGCACTGCGCCTCTGCGATATGACGTTTACCGCTGTTCGTTCTTAACTAAGCGAGGTGACGAGGAGATAACGAACCCGTTTGTCGTCAACGACCTTGTGCGCTGCCAAACGTTCAACATCAAGGAGGGCACGACGGCGAACGCAAAGAACAAATATTATTGGCGCAGAGTGATGTTGGTTGGTACGGACTACATCGACATCCTCGCCTTGTCGGGTGGCAACTACGGCGATTCGCAGCCCGAAGTAGGCGACGAGCTTGTTCAGATGGGCAATACGACGGATACGGCACGCCAGTCAGTGCTGTACCTCTCGGCTTACGGCTCTGATTCTCCGTCAATCAAGCTGTACAAGGGCGTGAACGACTATACGCTCGACGGCAAGGAGATATTCGTGGTGTCACGCGACGAGATTTATGCGCTTGCGTCGATGTTCAAACTCAAAGTGAAGGACGGAGATACAACAAAGGAAACGACGCTTGCGGAGCTTGTGCTGAGCGTTGACGGACTGAGTTCTACAGTGTCTGCGAACAAGCAGGAGCTGGAGAACAGAATGTCGAATATTGAGCAGAACGCTGACAAAATCTCTCTACAGGTTGAAACGACCACGAACCTAAAGAATAGCATCGTAGGCTCTGCGCTGCGTCCGTGGGATGAAATCACAAAGATAGCGGCGGCTCACTCGCAAAAGGTAGAGATAACAAGCGGTGGCGGCGTCGGCGGCTCAAACTACGCAACGTTCAGTGCGTCGGGCGCTACGGTGAACACATACACAGGTCTGTACTTTAAGGATGTGCGTGTGTCGGCTGGCAAGACGTACGTATTTAGCGTATGGGCGAAGTTAGTCAGTCTTTTTGATAACGGTGCCTACTACTCTATCAAGCGCTTTGACGGCGGTACGGAAGGTGCTGTTGTCAAGTCGGGCAATATCTATCTGAGTATAGGTGGCTGGAAGCTCTTTACTGCGACGTTTACCGTGCCCGATGGCTGCACGAAGCTGTTGCTTGAACTTGCCGTACGCAGAAATGGTGCTATCGACGTGTGCCGCCCGATGATAATGGAGGGCACGGAATACGGAGGCTGGAGCTTATCGCCCTACGACAAGACGGAAGCAGGTAAACTTGAGTCAGGGCTGAAAAGAGCGGGCATCGACCTCGAAGACGACACCATCACGGCGACGGCTAACAAGTTCATGGTCAAGAACAACAGCGGCGAAGTGACGGCGAGCGTGAACGAGGAAGGTTTGCTGGAGGTGGGCGCAGGTCTCTTCTCTGGACTGATACGCAAGAAGAAGACTATTATTACCCCCGACAAGTTGGAAGGCTACACAGAAGAAAACTCGATCAATGGATATATCCGACTAAACTTTGTAAAGACAGGTAGCTTTGTTGAGCTTTCGGGCGACATCGGCAAAAAGACAGGAGGTAACTACCCGACAATAATTCTGCCATTTCACAATCCAAACGCAAGCAATGCCAGCCTTGGTGTGACAAGCGAAGAAGCGGCGGCGTACCTCGGGCAGGTGTTCGTTATAAGAAACAACACAAGTCCGGCGACAACAATCAATATCGTTGGCTATACGTCGCTCGTTGGAGGTAGCAACACAGCTCGCCCCTACTGGCTTGAAAGCGGATGGATGGCAGTTCTCACCTGCGAATTGGTGTATGTCTCAAACGCTAATACGTATGCGATTGTGTGGAACGGCTACAACGTACCATTTACAGCTCCAATAGCGCACAGCGACGAAGGAGGAGGAGCGGTTGCGGACGAAGGAGGAGAACCTACAGCCGACGATCCGACAACAACAGAAGAAGAACAACCAAAAGAATAAGATATGAAGAAAATAGTTAGAGGTAACGACTTTACCCTGCGCATACCAGTGTGCAAGATAGTGAACGGCGAGCAGGTGGCTTTTCCGCTACCTGCCTGCACGGACATCGTTGTGAACATCGTGAACCAGTATCGGCGTGTGGCTCTGAGCTACACTATCGACATGGCAGAGGACAATATCATCAATGCGCGTGTCGAGGGCGATGCCGTATCGGTGGGCACATACGCCCTCGAAATTCGAGGTAAGATTTTCGGCAATGACTGGCGCAGCAAGGAGTACGAGCAGTTTGCCATCGTGGACAACAACGCTTCCGGCGACACGGCATTCAACAGCGAGCTTATCGAGGGTGAGGATTCGGTGGAGATGAACACGGCGCTTGTTATCCTGCCTCCGACGGCAGAACTGACGAAGCTCATAACCGACGCGAACACAGCTATTGAAACGGCAAAGCAGACGGACGCAACACTCAAGGCTAACGAGAGTGAGCGCACGGAGGCGGAACAGCAGCGTGCGTCGGCAGAAGCCGCTCGCGTGTCAGCAGAAAACAAGCGCAGCGAGAGCGAGGGTGTTCGCCATGCAGCAGAGGCCGAGCGCGTGAGCAACGAGGATGCGCGAAAGATAGCCGAGGCACAGCGTGCCAATGCCGAGAGCGAGCGTGTCGAAGCTGAAAAGACACGCACGACGAACGAAACGGCACGTGTTGCAGCGGAGAAGCAGAGAGCAACAACCTTTGTGGAACTTTCAGCAAACGTTGATGCCGCTGTCAGCAAGGCGAACAGCGCAGCAAGTGCAGCAAACACGGCTACCGACAAGGCAAATGCAGATGAAGGCAAGCGTGCGGAAGCCGAAATACAGCGTGCCGAAGCCGAGGATACACGCAAGCAGAACGAAAACACGCGACTGGAGGCTGAAACCGAGCGTGTACGCCAAGAAGCAGCGAGAGAAACTGCGGAAGCAACTCGTCAGAACGCAGAGGTGGAGCGAGAAAAAGCTGATGCCGAGCGTGAGAAACGTGTGTCCGAAGCAATATCCAGCACGTCTTCTGCCGCAAAAGCCGCCACTGACGCAGCAGCCGTGGCAACAGAAGCAGGTAACAACGCGGAAATCAAAGCGACAGAAGCGGAGAGAGTGAACGCCGAATTAAACGGCAACGTGCTCGTAGTGACCGATAGAAATGGCGATGTCAGCACTCTTGACTTCGAGCAGTGGGACTTGGAGGAACGGGTGAATATCACCATTACGACATCTGTTGCAGGAGTAAGCGTAAAAGGCGTATCGGTAAATGTCTTCCTTAATGGATCTTCAGCATTCACAAAGTACACCACGGATATTGACGGCAAGGTGTCGTTCACAATTCCGAGAGGAACGATGTATAAAATAGCTTTTCAGGAGTTGAAAGGCTGCGACCCTCTTCCTTTTCTCACTTATACAGCCGCTCTGAGAGTGCGCGACATCAATGTGGAGTATAAGCCGATGAGCGACGAGAAAGCCTCTGTAATAGTAACGATAGACAAAGCGGAGAACGGCAAGGTGATCTCATTTGAGGGCGTGGCAGTAACCTGTACCATTGATAATGGTGACACCATAACAACGGAAACCGACAGCGAAGGACAGGTGACGTTTCGCGTGCCATACAACAAGAAGTATAAGATTACCGCTGCCCAAAAAGATGGCTATTATGCTTTTCGTGGCGTATATGAAAAGAATAATGTGGCAGATGTGGCAGAACATAATATTTACTTCCACTACTACCCTACAACGTCGGGCGTGTTCATTCTTGACGCTACAGGAGCGCAATATACGGCAGACGAATGGCAGGCGGCTGGTAAGACCGCGGAAGAAGCAGTCCTCATAAAACTCGTTACACAGAACCTCGCTAATAGCAACAACTGTTTCGGGTTCTCGCCCGCAGCCTTGCAAGCTGGCTATCCCGATAAGCTGTGGTGTACGCAGAATATGCAGTTCAACAATATTCCTTTAGACGGCAACAATGTAAAAGATGCACTGTACTACAATGGCGTAGAATCGTCAAAACTTGTGCGCGAAGAAGCGGAAGAGCGTGGCTTGTCTATACCTCTATTCACTTACGCCTATGAGCAGACGGTGAATTTGGCGGATGTTCAGCTACATGGCTTTATTTTGACGATTGGGCAGATGACGGAAGCGAATGCGAACAAAATTCTTGTGGACGAGGTGGCAAAGATGCTACATGGAGGTAATGCAAAATTATTCAGTTCGTTATTCTCTAAAAAAATCTGGACATCAACGCAGAGCAATGCCTTGAACGCTTGGCAACTTAGTTTCAATCTGGGCGTCAGCGCCAAGTCGTACAGCTGCACGGCTCTGCCGGTCTTCGCTTGTTAATCTCTTTATCTTTCCGTTTTCCGCGAGCAGCGAAAAATTAACAATAAACACAAATAAAGAATATGAAGAAAACGATTAGTTTTGTCCGCACGTTCATCCCTGCGGATTTGTTTAAAAAGGAATATGCGTTGGGAGGTCTAACCATTTATCACATCGACGAGCAGCTGAATGTCGAGATGAGCGCATACGAGTGTTGGGAGTGTTCGGTACGGAGTGGCGAATACACGCAGGACGAGGTTATGGCTGCGTTCGAGGAGTTTAAGGCAAAGCTCGCAGCGTCAGAGCTTGCAACGACGAAGGCACAGAAGACCGCAGAGATAGATGCTTACGACACCTCTCCTGCTGTCAACGGCTTCATCCTTAACGGGGAGCGTGTGTGGCTGGACTTCGAGCTTCGCGACCGTGTATACCAGGGCAACGAGCGTTTGCAGCGTATCGGTCGCACGGACACTACACTATGGCTGGGTAAGCAATGCTATAACTTGAGCATTGAGCAAGCGCAGAACATCATAAGCCATATCGAGGCTTACGCTAAAGACTGCTACAACGTGACAGCTGCACACAAGAAGGCAGTGAGCGAGCTGACGACCATCGAGGAGGTAGAGAAGTACGACATCACGGCAGGCTATCCTGCGCAGCTAAAGATGGAGGTGTAATATTATGACATTAGCTATTATTATACTCATCGCTCTTGCGCTGTACGTTTTCAGCTGCTGCGTGGCAAAACGAGTGCCTACGATGCTATCTGAGGTGTACTACCTCGCGGATAGAGACTGGCTCTTCCCTGCGCTCATGGCGACACTCGGAGCGTCGTTCTTGCCGCTCATGCTCTCAAAGGGCGGACTGGAGTGTATGGCGTTCCTTACCTGCGTGGGCATCATCTTTGTTGGCGCAGCTCCTGCTTACCTCGACGAGAGTCAGCGCACGATACACAAGTGCGGAGCTATCACGTCGGCAATAGCAAGCGTGGCATGGGCGTGCAGTATCAACGCCCTGCCTACTGTATTGTTCGCCGCACTCGCTGCTGTGCTCTGCATCTGGAAGCGCCGCTACTGGCTGTTCATCGTCGAGTGCTGCGCGATACTTAACATCGTAACAACATTATTCATTTAAATCTATAAACATGGAAATAAAAGTAGAAAGAACTGTAAAGATGGATACCTACACAATAGGTAAGCTTTACATTAATGGAAATTATGTCTGTGACACGCTCGAAGACAAGGATAGAGGATTAAGCTCAAATATGAGTGCTGAGCAGATACGTAAACTCAAGGTTAAAGGTAAAACAGCAATACCTACAGGTAGATATATTGTAGATATGAATACTGTGTCACCTCGATTTGGTGCAAGAGCACAATATAAGTTTTGTGGAGGTAAATTACCGAGATTATGTAATGTACCAGGTTTTCAAGGGGTTCTTATCCATTGTGGTAACACAGCAGAGGATACGGAAGGCTGTCTCCTCGTAGGTAACAATAGTGTGGTAGGGCACGTGCTTAATTCAAAGGCAACGTTCAATATTCTTTATCTTAGACTGGCAATTGCTGACGAAAGAGGAGAACAGATTTGGATAACAATCGAGTAAAGGAGGCGAAATGGATACAGTATTGCAGATTATAACGTTGCTTGTAAGCAGCGGCATCGTCGGACAACTCCTCTACTACAACTCTCGGAAACGAAAGGAAGCTGCGTCTGCGCAGAAAGACGAAGACGCGAACGCAATGGCTTATGCTCAAGAATGGCACAACCTTTACGACCATGAGCATGAGGAGCACATGGAGGAGCGCGACCGACTGAACAACAAAATAGACTCACTCTACGACGACATTGGCAAGCAGCGGACAATCATCCGTCAGCTCAAAGACGAGAAAAACACGCTTCTAATGAAAATGCATGAACTGCAATGGAACGAGTGTACCGTGAACGGATGTATGAAGCGCAAACCGCCTCGTGATTATGGGAGAGAAGAAACTGATTGATAATATCAAAAGTAAAAGCGTATGAACAATATAAGAGAAATACTGATGCTGCTGAACTGCATCGTATTGGGAGCGATAACGCTCTTTTTTTTCTACAAGGCAGATAAGCACGATGTGGTCGATGAAGACTACGACGAGAATAAGCGAAACCGACAAGGTGCTATCGGATGGTTTATCGCATCTATATTCGTGGGAGCGCTCGCGCTGCCCGTAATGTTGCTGCGTGAGGTGTATCAATGGAAGCGATACAAGCTACCAGGTATTGAGTGGGATGATATATGCCGCTACGGCTTCACTATTGTTATCGGCTCTATGCTGCACGTGCTCTTGCTTGTGGTGGTTACGCCATCTTCTTGTTGACAGCAAAAGTAAAAGGGCTAAATCAAAAAAACCGCTTCCATCCTCGCAGACAGAAGCGGCCCAACTTTTGTTATACTTTACAGAAGTATGGCTAAGAGCCATATTCGTGACTGCAAAGGTACAATATTTTTTTGTTTTAACATCGGATTTTGCTGATTTTAGTTCACTAACATAGGACCCGTGTCGCGGCCTGTAAACGATATATTGATATTGCGAGCATAGTCTCCGTTCTTTTCCGCCATTTCGTCAACGTGTAGCTTCACGCGAAACGTCTTTTTCCCATATTCGTCGCCCTTATCAAGAGTCCTTATCTCTACCCAGGCACCTTTTACGGGCTGGTTGTTATCCCAAGTGCTTAGTTCGTGCTTCTTGTATTCGGGTTGCCATTGCTCCTTCCATCCCCACACCGAACCGTCCGCTTGCTCCACCTCGTAACGACCGTCGTACATGTCGTCAGCAGGGGCATTGTAGACCGAAAAACATACAACGTAGTAGTCGGTCTTGTAATTGCCCATCATCGGGTCGCTATAGAGGGCAAAGTACCCCTTGCCGTAGTTTTGGGAGTAAGACAAATGGTGTACTGGCTTTTCCTTGAGAAGTTTTGAAAAAGCCGACTCCACCGGCACATACTCCGGTTCCTCGTTGTCGTCGCTGCTGCAACTGCTCACACTCACACATGCTGCTGTCATCATCGTCAACAGCAGCATCATTCTGAAGATTTTCTTCATACATTAATATTTTTATACGTTAGTACTTTCGTAGTTTTGTATTCCTCACCATGCCTGATGTTTCACACGCCTTTCTTTATCTTTACCCATGTCGTTTTTAACATTTGAGCAAATAGGTATCGAATATAACACGAATAGGTATCGAATAGAGCCATTGTTGTCTTCGGCACTCATGGGGAACCTCCCTATGTTTTAACATTCACAACACTCTTTGGCATAACGGAAATTTCCACTGTAGGCACATGAGTCTTGCCGTTTTTTTGCTATGTCCGTAGGACGGAAAGCAAAAAAGCACTGCTATCCTCGCGGACGGCAGTGCTTAAAACCAAAATAGTAACATAATCATAAAAGATTATGAAACATGTCGTTTTATCACTCTGCCCTAATGCTTGCGCTGATTTTTGCGCCACACGAGGGGCAGACTGTCTGTATCTTAAATTCTGATGGAGCCTTTTGAGTTTTATCACACTCTTGCCATTGGTCTTCTTCGGGAAACAACTCGGTTATCTTCACGCCTAATGCGTCGGCTATCTCATAAAGGTTGCTCAATGAAGGATTGCCGTTGATACGCGAACTCATTGTAGCTTTCGTGATTGTGCGCTGATTGTTGTCCTTGTCGGTGCGGATTATCTTGTTGGCGAGGTCGGTCAATGTAAGACCCTTCTCCTGCATGATTTCAGCTATGCGGAGATTGTTTCTCTTTCGTTCCATAATAATGTTCTTTGATGTTTCTATTCTGTAAAGTATTAAAAGTTTGATGCAAAGTTATATAATTATATGAATATTTGCAAACTATTTTGAAGAAAAATAATACAAATACGAATATTTTAATACTTTTGTTTGGTATTGTCATATTATGGAACGCGCGTCTACCCTATCCCATTCTTCTCCTCCGCATATCGCGGAATGTTTGTTACGAGAAAAGCCGTGGCACAGTTGGGGCATACCAGCACTTTGTGTGCGTCTTGTGGGGTCTGGGCGAACAGCGGACCTAAGCGTTCACGCTCGGCATACTCCTTCAGTTTTTCAAAGCTCACCTTGGGCTCTTCGATGATTGTGCCGTCTTGAGCCATGCGATAGAAGAAGTCGCGAGGGTCAACGTCTATTGCCCAGGCTATCTTGTATATGGTGGAGAGCGTAGGATTGCCCGAAGTCATTTGCGACACGGCAGCCTTGGTCACGCCCAGGCGTTCTGCCACTTGCTGAGTGGTGAATCCCTTTCGGTGAACGGTCTCCATAATGTTCAGTTCCGTAACGGGAGCGTATGGCTGCACCACCTTGCGCCCATCTTTCTTTATCTCGATGTCTATCATATATATAGTGTTTTGTGTTGTTTATAACGCAAAGTTAAGATATTTTGCTTTTATGCGCAGGACATTGTGCGTATTTTATTCATTTGATGTAAGTTTAGCCTATAAATATTATGTTTTTAGTATAGTTATTTGTTGTTTAATCGGCTAAAAATGAGCGTTTTAATATGTTTAATCCCCAAAATAATCGTTGTATTTTGGGTTTCCTCGAAAGTGGTAGAACGTAGGTTGCTACCCATAAAACTATGTAATTTTTTAAGGATTAGAGCAAAGGTGTTGTTTTGAACGGCTCAACCTCACAAGCGAGCAACCGCCGCGCTGAGATCACCCTCTGATGGCTTAGATAGTTGAAACTTATGAATATGCACCACCACCGAGGACACCACCACCGAGGACACCACCACCGAGGACACCACCACCGAGGACACCACCGAGGACACCACCACCGAGCCACGGGGGGCGCGTCTATCTTATTATATAATAAGGTGTAAGAACAAAATAATATAAAAATAAATATTTGTATGAAAATAAATTGATTTTTATTTTGTGGTGTCAGATTATTTTCATACCTTTGCAGCAGTTAAATAAAACCAAATAGTAACAAACAAAATACAAAAGATTATGAACAAAAAGCAAACAGCGGTTTTAATCGCGCTCGCTACAATAGCGACTAACAACAAAGAAGGTTTTACGGTAAATGCGGAAACTTTGCAGCCTGTAACACGCGGTTACGCTGTCGCCGTTGCAGCAACACAAAATTCGTTCGGACTCGAAGGCCTTGCGAACGTTATTAAATATGTTAGTGAACATCCAGAAATAAACGCTTTCGGCGGTTGGTATAATAGCCAAAATAATATGTATTATTTTGATGCCACAATAATTGTAAAAGATTTTAAGACTGCAAAGGAATTAGCTCGCGCAAATAAACAACTTGCTTTTTTTGATCTTACGAACTTGCGAGAAATTCGACTTTAAACAATAACCAGGACCGGGGCCGCCGAATTTGTTGAATACCTTGCAAAAGATTTAGAATATACATATAATGAACTTTTAAAAATGTTCTAACTGTTTGACGTGCTGCGAATTTGCAGCACGTTTTTTTGTGGCTATCCGTGGCTATCTGTGGCTATCCGTGGGCTACTCGTGGCTACTTGTGGCTATCTGTGGCTATCTGTGGCTATCTGTGGCTACTTGTGGCTATCCGTGGCTATCCGTGGCTATCTGTGGCTACTCGTGGCTATCTGTGGCTATCCGTGGGCTACTCGTGGCTATCCGTGGCTACTTGTGGCTATCTGTGGCTATCCGTGGGCTACTCGTGGCTATCTGTGGCTATCTGTGGCTATCCGTGGGCTACTCGTGGCTACTTGTGGCTATCTGTGGCTATCTGTGGCTATCTGTGCCTACTCAATCACATTACACACATTATAAAATATCACAGATATTAGAGTATTTGCAGCCGTGCCCACTCCTGGCGGTTCGTTATAGATCTTATAGAGTATCACAGATATTAGGAATTTTATATTGTTTGCATTATATAATGTGTAATAATAAAATAATACGAAAATAAATATTTGTATGAAAGTATATTGATTATTGTTTGGCGATGTCAGATTATTTTCGTACCTTTGCAACAGTTAAAGAAATAAACCAAAATAGTAACGAATAAAATACTTTATGATTATGAGAAAAATGTATCTAATTGAACATTATGCCATCAACCGAAAAAACGGTGTTTGGTCGCTTATAGGTTATTCGCGTGTTGACTATCGCGTAAAAAACCTCGTTATGAAGTCTGTGAAAAAACAGGGCTATCAGTACAATAGAAGCGAGAAGGCTTATATCCTGGAAACAGATCCTGTTGAGTTTTGCGCCGACAAGGCCATCACAGTGAAGTCTTATGCAATATAATTATAACAACTTTAATACTTTACAGATTATGGCAAAAATCACTAAAAAACAGGAGTTTGACGAGCTTTCAAAGTTCGGCTGCGCTTTCCTTCAGACCAACAATTATGGCGGTTATTGCATCGTTATAGATGATGGCGGCGAGTTCGTATTGTGGCGCGACTGCACCAGCAGAAACGAGCATACGGCGCGACGTTGGCAGCGCATCAAATACACTTGTCCGCGTGATCCTGAAACCGAATCGCGTCCGTACCTTACTATATACGGCATCCGCTATTATCTGGACGACTTCATGCGCTGCGCCTAACCATACCAGGGAGGCTCCGGCCTCCCTTATTATAGACAACATATAACATCACCAACTTTATAAATACTTTACAGATTATGAGTACACCGAATTTTTCATTAATGAATGCTTCACGGTATTTCGTGTTAGGAATGCCTGTATATTACACACAGGAAGAAATAGACGAGCGCGAACTCGACCAGGACCTTTTAGGCGAGTTTGACGAGATAGGCACAGAATTTAATTATGATGCCGTCAGAGGTAATGTAGCCTACGAACTGAAGGCGCAGGGATGGCACGATATAGCGGACTGTGACGGCGATCGCAATTATCCAACGTCTCTATTTTCAGAGAAAACGATATCTATTAAGTGCGGCGACAATTCGATCGACATCACCATTCAAGCCGGCTGCACGTCTGGTTATTACCAGGCAGCCAATTTTGATTGGTTTGTAAATATCAAGACCTACAGAAAGGCAGATTATTATTACGAAACGTGTGATTATGATTACAACGACCTGTCAGCCGACGACGTGATCCGCGACCACTGGTACGACAACAAAGGACTCAGCAAGATTCACGCTGCGCACATCATCCGCAAAATTGAGGCCGTTATAGACGACTTGAAAAACGAGGCTGAATGCGCATTCTCAAAGTATTGCGACGAAGAAATGTTTTGCGCCTGGCAGACCTCCAATGGTGAAGCCGGCTACAGCACAGCGGGCAAGCGTCTCTGGAAAGAAGTGGAAGAACAGAATAAGAAAACCGCTTAAACAATACATCATCATGGCACAGAACATCACAATATCGCGCACAGCGAGCGCTCGCGCCCTTCTGACGGCATTATTTGCCGTCGCCGTGTTACTCGTCACTCGCATGGCCAAGAACGCCCTGGCGGCCTTTAAAACGGCCCGCCAGTGGCTCCGGGCTCAGCACAGCTTTTATGGCCGGGATGGCGACCCTATCCAGTGCACCGGCTGGCAGTTCGTCGGCTACAATATCATTGCAGCGGTAGTGGCAATATTGCTCTGCATTAAGTATTAACCGCCTTATTATAGGCAAGTAAACATATCACCAACTTTTAAAATTTACAGATTATGGCACAGATAGCATTATTCAACGTAACCAATGATTCACAGTATTTACCACAGCGTCGCGACATGTTCAACGAGGCGCGATGGAAGGAGGCTAAGCGCCTCCTGGCACAGGCCCTGAAGTTGACAAGCAAGGAGGCAGGCCGATATACGTCGCGCTTCCTCCAGGATAGAATGGTCGGTGCGGACTTTCCGGCACCAGCCGGAGGCTATCACAACGGCATCACGTGTATTGCCAACGGAGGCGAGCACAGCCAGCAGCGAGGCGAGTTCACAATGTACGATATTATAGGTAGCTCGTATATTTACGAGGCACCGACAGGCGACATGTGTATAGCCAACATTCCGGAAGAAGGAGAAACGGAGTACTACCGTATATCGGTATTGGCTTATTAAACCATCATTCACGGGCTGCACCTGGCAGCAGGGCAGCCCCTATTATAGAACACTTTTAAAATTGAGAATATTATGAAAGAGATATTTGTCGAAGCAAAAAATCTTATTTGCAAAGATGGCGAGGTGTGGCTGTGGAAGTCTGTTGGTATGAAGTTTGTGAACTTCTTCGCCACAAAGGAGGATGCACAGAAGTATATAGATCTGCATCATCAGTTTTGCCGTGAACGCGGCATGAAGGAAGAATCCTACAGCATCGGCACGGAGGCAGACTTTATGGCGGCTGCGAAAAAGTATGAAGCCGACAAGAAGGCCAACGAGGTGAAGGAGTACGGAAAGCACGTTGACGCATTGATAGAGCGCAGACAGCTCGAAATTAAGGCTCTGGACGGACTTGTTCAGGTGTGCCGAAAGTTTGATGGCAAGGTACTTAATAAACGCTTCCATGATGCAGTGAAGGAGGCGACGGGCTTTTATAGTTCGTTCGGTGAATGCCGCTTCGAGCTGAACTGCTCCGACTATTACAACTTTATCGAGTATCGCCCTAATGTCTCAATGTCCGCCGACTGGAGCCACGGCATCAACCGCTACACCGGCAAGAAGAAGGAGATGAATCCGAACGACTGGCAGTGGGACACTGGCGACCGTCTGGATGCTGAAAAAGCGGTTGCCGTTATAGATTTTTACAAAAACGGCCGACTTGCCAAAATCGAGGAACTGAAGGCTTCAAAGAAGAAGTATGCAGCCTATCTGCGGCTGGCACGAAAAGCAGAGGCTATTATGAAAGAGATGGAAGGTTACGACTACGAGATCCGCGAGTATGCCAAAGAGAAAGCATTAAGCCAGTATAGCCACCACTCCTACTTCTGGAAGGGCTATTAATCATCATTCATGGAGCTGCGCCTGGCAGCAGGGCAGCTCCCTATTATAGAACATATAGAATTTTGAGAAAATCATGGATAAAAAGAAGTATATCGACGTGTTGACTGAACAGGCAAGTAAGCACGACAGACCGCAGGAAATGGCCCTGAATGACTTCTGCGACTACCTTATAGAGTTCTTTAGCATTGACGCTTTTAAGGCTGGCACCGCTGAATATAGCCAGCACATTTTGAGCTGCACGAAGAAGAATCCTGACTTTGCAGGACTCACTTTTCAGTGGCTCGACGATGTGGCAACAGCAATGGAGCGTGGCGAGTGGCTGGACGTGTTCGGTATTCTGTATGAAGATATGTATCTGAGCCGTGGCAAGGCATCGAAGACGGGGCAGTTCTTCACGCCTCAGAGTGTGTCGGACCTCATGGCACGGATTAGTGCCCTGGGAGCCGAAGACCATGGCAAGGTGAACGACTGCGCAGCAGGTAGCGGACGTTTGCTCCTGGCTCACTACATGGAGAAGAGCAAGCTGGACCATGCAGCCGGAAGGCGGTTCGAGTATGTGGCACAAGACAGCGATCCTATTGCTTGTAAGATGTGCGCCCTAAACTTCATGGTACATGGCATGTATGGCCGTGTGGAGTGTCGCGACACATTGCGCATGAGTGAGCCGACGGTGGTGTATTATATCAACGAGGTGAAATATCCTTTTAACACGCCTTATTATAGCGTGAGAACGGTATTAGCGAAAAATCAGAAATAAGGTATCACGGGGGTGGAATACCCCCTATTATGGAACATTAAAAATACTAAGGATTATGGCAAAGATATTTGTAAACGAAACAGTAGGTAAATTGCAAAGTTTTGTTGGTTTTTATGATTCAATTTGGAGTCCAAATGATGATATATATTACGAGTGTGTAGAAGAAGATTTGGAGGAGGACGTTGATTTTACCTTCGACTATAAGCAATACCGGAACGACATCTGCAAAGCATATACGGAGGTGTGGGAATTGTGGATGCAGGAGTTTATCAGCGACGATATAGAACTGGAGTTCGTAGAGGTTCACAGTCCTCGATACTATAATTATGAAAATGATTCTTGTCGCGTGAAAATTCGCCTGACACAGGCTGCGGAGGATGCTATTATAGCCAAGATAGGAAAACACCGCAATCAGCTGGCTAAGTGGATAAAGGAAAACCACACAAGCTATGATGGCTTCTTTTCTAATCCATCCAACGACATAGACCAGTGGCCAAGTCGTTTGTTTGACAACGATGAAACTTTTCAGCCTGCCTATCTCTTCTGTATGCTCTATTATATTGTCAAGGCAGAATATATGGCGACAGGCGAAACTGAAAGTCTTGAATACGAGGCATACGGTCGCATACGTGAAAATATTAGTGTAACATCATATATGAAGAATATAAAAAAAGTTGCTTGATTATATGAAGACATCAAGAACAATCCACTCCTTCCTGCTTAGTGAGCAGGAAGGACACACACTCCTCACGGCTCAGGAATATCCCTGGAGCGTGTTGCAGGTGATACCTACCACTCCGGCAGACTTCGACCGCACATTGGCAGTTCTGGAGCAGCGAGGTTTTGTAGCCCATCACGACATCGACCGCACATTTTGCATCATCCATTTGACAAGCGGCGACCACGACGGACAACACCCTGAACGGTATATCACCATCACTCAGAACAACTACATGCAGTTCATTGAGGCATTGAAGGACACGATGGCGCAGGCAGCAGTGTGGTATGAGACGAATATTATAGAACCCTTAAAAAACGACAGAAGATTATGAGAATACCGAAAGATATACCTAACGAATTGAAGCGTTTGATTAATGCTATTGTGAAACGTTTTGGCGATTGCGAAATTTGGCTTAATGGATATAATAGAGATCCATGGGGATTCACCTGGTATGGCTCCAGTATGATTTGTGAACCTCTGTTTTGTAGTTATGGTTGCATAGGCTATAGCATCAATTATAAGGGGTACGAGCTTCATGTAGATAACGAATTGTCACGGATTGAGATTATTGATGAATAGTATATTATAATACCCTTAAAAAACGACAGAAAATTATGAAATTCAAGACAGTAAAAACAATATTGACCGCTGCGCAGGAGAAGAAGCAGTACGGAGAAATCGACCTTAAAAGCGGCTCCTGCTGTAATTTTTGTTTCAATCTTGAGCCGGAGAAAATCATCGGCTACAACAGCGATACGGAGGTTATCTCGGTGTTAAAAGGCTCAACTGACGTATATATCGACTGTGAGGCGATAGAGAGCATTACGGTGCATAAGTAACACTCTACCCCATCCCGCGCCCGGCACGGCCTTTTGCGAAGGTTCGCCCCCTTCGGCGGGAACGCATAATCATAATCAAAAAAGTATTTTGTTTCCTGCTGTTGGCGGTCCGTGAGGATAGCCACAGCACACCGCCCGCACGGTTGACACGTGGACGAGGTTCGAGTCCTCGTCGGGCGACTATATTATAAACCCTATAAAAATTAGACGAGATGAAAGCAACAGTAACAACACCGACCGCGCCCCAGGTGAGCGCAGCGGACGTGGCAAGATCTCTCGGCAGATGCGCAGCCCTCTGCCTTGTGTATGTCTTGCAGACCATCGCCAAGGCGTTAGACCTGGCACAGCGTGCAGCCCTGGGCTTGTGCCAGTGGCTCAACAGTCGCCACAACTTCACCGACGAGGAGGACCCCGTAATAATGACGGGCTGGCAGTACCTCGGCTTCGGCGTGGTGATAATGTTCGTGGCAATGATAGTGTGCATCAAGTGGTAGCGCCTCTTTATAGCGTGTGCGGAATATTGAGGATTCCGCACACGCTCAAGAAAGAACCCTATATTATAATATACATAAAATATTGAGGAATTATGAAACGAGTATATATATTAAACACTTGCGACGAATGGAAATCGTGGAGTTCATTCCATCTTTACGGCATCTGGGCATCTTCCAAGGCCGGAACTCGTCGCCTTGTTAATGCTATTATTGCAGGCATTGAAAAATACTATTTTTCGTATGAAGACAAGTATATGGATATAGCGCAACAAATAGAAAGTTTGCGTGAAGATGCAAAAACAGATTGCAACACCTTTTATTCTCTTTTGTCGAGTAAATTGATTTACGGATCAATCGAGTTGGTGGAAATTCAGTAATAACGAAGAATTGACATTTTAATACTTTATAGAATTGTTTGGAGTTATGGACAATAGAAAAGAATACGCCTACCTGCTTTGTGTCGGTGGTAAGATCTTAAAGATTATAGCTAAATGGTGGAGCACTCCGCAGGAAATGACGGCAGCGAAATGCGGCATGGCAACCGTGGCACGCACATTCAGAAAGTCGGCCGATGTGTTGGTCTATGAGCGACAGTCCGGCGACCTCTGGAAGTTTGCAGAACGTTGTGAGGTACGCCCCTACTCTTATCCGCGAGAGATCATCCTTACAGCGGACAACGAGATATTATATTAAACCCAATATTATAGAACCCTTAAAAAACGACAGAAATTTATTAAATTCAAGACAGTTCAGACGATATTGACCGTTGCGAAGGAGAACCAGCAGTACGGCGAAATCAATCTCAAAAGTGGCTCAAGTGTTTATTTTTGTTTTAAAGGCCTCGGCGAATCTGACGCTGACAACTTTGGCTATAACAGCGACACGGAAGTTGTCTCGGTGCTGAAGAACTCAGCCGACGTATATATCGACTGCGAGGCGATAGAGAGCATCAGGGTGGAGAAGTAACGCCCTACCCCTCCCGCGCCCGGCATGGCCCTTGCGATGGTTCGACTCCATCGGCGGGAACGTTAAGTAATTATTAATTTTTAATTAGTAATTATTAATTGGCATAATAATAATCAATAAAGTATTTTGTTTCCTGCTGTTGCAGTCCGTGAGGATAGCAGCAGCCACAACGCCCACCATGCAGGCATGGCGCCAGGTTCGAGTTCCTGGATGGGCGACTGAAAATAATAAAATACGCATAAATTATATATTAATGCGTCATTTATTTGGTAGTTATAAATATTATTGCTACCTTTGCAACAGATAAAGAAACAAACATTATTTATTAATCGGCTGCACCAGATAGCCTAATAAAGTCTCAAGGGTATGAGCATACGATATGACTATTACATTCAAGGAGTTTAAGAACAATGTGAAGGCGAACGCTACTGTATTCCTCGGATCTTTTCGTTGGGAGAAAGCAGATGAGCGTCGCGGTCGCGAGGTATCGGTTGTACGCTTCGGTTACAAGGAGAAATACAACTGCTGTGACGCCTCTTCTTTCCTTTCTCTCCCGCTTGCTGACAACTACAAGATGGACGTTTACACCGACTATAATGTAGGCGGTTGGGGTACTCATTACGTTAATGAGGAGTCGGCTGTGGACTTCGATTCTAACAGATTCTATATTATTGCTCCTACCTTTGCTAAGGACGTAGAGAAGGCTTACAAGCGTAAGAACGACACGAAGCGTTGCAGCATCAATGCTCAGGTGTTGGCGAGCGTGTCGGAGGCTTGTGCAACATGGCTGCGCCGTTCTGACTATCTGAAGGGCAAGAATGAGGTGGAGCTGCTTGAAGGTATGCTTACTCTTGATGCTTGTGAGGAGGATGATAAGAAGCGTGATAAAGCTGTACGCCGCACACTCGGATTTGCTGAGAAGGCGTTTACCAAGTTCCTGAGCAACGAGGGTCTTGCCAACGGCGATGAATATTTGGCACGCCTGGAGCAGGAGGCTAAGGACAAGGCAGCGGCAGAGAGAGCTGAGAAAGCAGCCGAGAAAAAGCGTGTACGTGATATGGACTATGTGGATAGTCATATCTTCTATGAGAATGGCGAGCACGTCGGCTACGACTTCGAGACCTTCATCGAGCGAACCGTCAACACGGGCACACACGTCATGTATCGCACTTGTTCGGTAGGTAGCGAAAATTCACTCACTTGCGAAGAAGAGAACGACTACAACGGATATAGTCGCCGCTGCCAGTTCACGATGATCAAGCGCGGTTTTCACCTGACTGTCAAGAAGGGCTACAGCATACGTCTTGTAGGTGGTCTTATCACCTTCTACCGTGGCGAGTTCAAGCGCGACGGTATGGCGTGTGAATGGGTTGAGCAGGGACGCGCTATTGCCGACATCGTTACAAAGAAAGGCTATCTCGTAAGAGGTGAGCATATCGAGGCGAAGACACTCAAGGAGGCGAAGTGCATCAATGCTGAGAAGCGTAAGCAGCAGACTCTCGACCTTCTTGACGCCCGTGCAAAGCGTGCACAGAAGGCAGCCGAGAAAAAGCAGCGCATGGAAGAACTGGCGAAGTACATGTTTACCTTCGACGACTCACTGAACGCCGGCAACTGTCGCCCAGGTACCCAGAACTTTAAGAACCTTGTGGAGAAGGAAGTAGGTCACGAAGTGAACGAGATCTCGCTTGCTGACCTTCGCAAGTATGGCAGGATGTTCGGCTTGTCGTATTATACTGACCGCGTAATCAACTACGTTATGAATAGAAAATAAATTCACAATATTTATGAAAAAAGAAAATTTTTCTCCTCTCCAGCTGTCCTCGGTAGCCAAAAGCTATTACGAGGACAGCACTCCGAAAAATGTGTTCGGAATGGAGAAGTATGTTGCCACGGATGGCGAGAACATCATGTTTGTAAAGTCGGACTACGAGCCTGTAAAGGGCGAAGCGGTCTTTTACATCAAGCGAGTGAGAAATGGCGTGTATTGTCAACTATACAAGCACGAGCAATAATATTAATAACAAAAACCTAAAAGATTATGGCAAAAGAAAGATTTGAGTTGACATCGGGCAAGGACCTGATGTGGACGGTGACGGACAACGAGAACGGCATCGTGATTGAGTTCCGTGAAGGTTTGTTTAATGAGAGCCAGGAGGTGAAGCTGCTAACCGAGTTTACGTATGGCGACGCTCCGAGAATGGCACGTATCATGCGCGAGATAGGCGACTGGGTGGCAGAGAACCATGTGGAGGTGGCTCTCAGCGACTGGAAGGCTCGTCGCTCAGCAATATGGAAGCTATCTAACGAAAAATATTGGTTAGCTATGGCAGCAGTTACCAACAGTTTGATGTTGTCGGATATGGATGCGGATCACGCTGCGTGCATGTTGTTTGCCGAGGTGTGCGACTGGGCAGAGTTCGAGAAAAACATGGATCTGACAGCAGCCGAGGAGGAAAACCTGAAGGGCGTGTTGTCGGAGCTGACGGATAGCGAGGCATGGGAAGTGTTCAAGATGCTGCACGTGTTCTGGAACTATAAGACTGACCAGGGCGACATGATGCAATGGGCGTTGGACGTGACTTGGTGGCCGGCATGGTTGCCGGAGGAGTTGAAGCGTTCGGATCTTGCTGAAGACGATGACGATATTATAGAAGAGATTTAAAACGACGAAACTATGGAAATTATAAAGAGTGGAACACCGAAGGCAGGCAGACCTGCCATCGGTGGCAAGAGACGACAATATGTAGTGACCGACGATGTGCACGAGTGGATAATGTCGCACGGTGGGGGAAAATACCTCACGGACTCCATGCGCTGTGTGCGCGCTACGAGCGGAGGTAAAGGTGCCGTGACAGATTATGCGATGTGCATTCTTCGCGCTGCCACTTGCTTCGATTTTGAGGTAGACCTTACCGAGCCTTATGCTGACTTGGGATTGAAAGCCCGCGACATGATATTGTCGGAGGTAAAAGAGCCTGAGACTTACCATGTTTATAAGGAGGGAACGTGGAAAGATGGTGTTTTCAGCAATAACATTGGCTCCCTTGCTATCAGTTCATCGTCAGAATGCCCTGAAGACGAAAGCAAGCGACGTTATTACAGACCGTCGGGAAACTTCGGGGATTATAAGCGTATTCCTTACAAGCGGGTGAAGGCAGGAGACTATTGTTTGGTTAATCGGTATATCGACGACAAAGCACGAGTCGTAGGAGTATTGGCACAAGTAGAGAAGTGAAAATAAATAATAACAACAATAAAAAAACGAAATATTATGGCAACAAAGAAAGTTTATCCGTTTATTAATGCAGAGATGTTCGACCTTGAAGGCAACAACGACAGAAAGAACGTGACGTTTGACGCGCGAGAGGTCGAGAGCTACGAGTCATGGTCAAGTAAAGATGATGAAGATGAGAACGAGTGCGTACAAGTCAATTTCAAATCGGGACGAAAAATGTGTTTATACATGGAACTCGATCAAGAGCTTTACCCTGGCGACAACCTGATTACTGCAATCGACATGGTGCAATACTCTCACTTCTGGCACGACAACGAAGACTCTATCCCGGACGAGGACGAGGAGTAACAACACACGAAAAACATTTTAAATACTTTATAGAATATGACTAAGATTAAGAATTTTGACGATTATCGTGCGTTGGTAGACGTAGTGAAGATGCACGACTATAGATATTTCGGGCTGAACTGTCCGACCATCAGCGACGAGGAATATGATGCTATGTACTTTGCTTTGCAGGAGTACGAAGAGCAGCACGCGGACGAGATATTGCCCGACTCACCTACTCAGCAGTGTTACAGTGAGAATGGCAACGGCAAGCGTACCGTGGCACGTCGTACGGCTTGTCTGTCGATGAAGAAGCTGCATGATGCCAAATCGGTGGTGAAATACCTGAGAGCACAACAGAAAGCTGCCAACATCAACGGCAAGGGCACGGAGGTGGATGTAGAGTGGAAATTCGATGGCGAGACGGTGAGCCTTGTTTATCGTCGCGGGAGACTCTCGGAGGCCACTTACGGACATGGCAAAGAGCTGTTCGGTATCGACTGCCTGGATCACATGAAGTATGTGAATGGCGTTGAGGGATATGTGGAGCAATGGAAGGATGAGGACCGTGTGGAGCTGAGAGGCGAGGTGATTATCTCGCTTGAAGAGTTCGCTCGTTATAGCAAGGCAGGTAAGTCGCCAAGATCTACAAGCAATGGCATTATGTCGAAGAAAGAGGCTGTGCCGTCGGAGTGCATCCATCTGGAGTTTCATCCCTTCCGCCTTATTATGGACGGCGTGACAAGACACATGTCGGCGATGCAAGCCTTGGAACGTAACGGCTTTAAGACTTCGGGATTTGTGTCAGCTCTTAAACTTGAAAAGCCGGATGCCGAGCTGGAGCAGGACATCGAGAACATCGTGTGTACTGCCGAAGTGAAACGTGACGCCCTGCCCTACCCTACCGACGGACTTGTATTCAAGTTCGACAACTACGACTATTACGATCGCATAGGACAGACCGACCACGACGCCAAGTATAACTGCGCGTTTAAGTTCCGTCCGGTGTTTAAGGCCGTTACCACATATCGCGGTCATCATACCACGGTAGGCGAAAAGACTGGCAAGGTGACGTATGTTGCCGACTTTGACGAGGTGGAGATGAACGGACACCGTTTTGCACATGCCAACTGCGGAAGCGAGCGCACGTTCCTTCAGAAGTGCTTGACGCCTGGCTGTAAGATTGAGGTCAGCTTGCATGGTGATGTTATCGTGTGTGTGGATAGAAAGATTGAAGACGAACCGGCTATTGATGAGAACCTTATCATTGAGGAAAAGCCTATCATTGAGGAAGAATCTATTGCTATTGACGAGGAGCCTCTTGTTATAGACGAATCGGGAATTGTTCTTCATCCGGAGCCTCACGTTATAGAGCAGGATATTAATCAGAGCCAGGAGCCGGAAGCAGAGTCGGAACCTACACCCCAGCCGAAGCCGAAGCGCAAGCGAAACTATCCGCAGGTAGGTGAGCCGACGCTGCGAGAGGAACGTGAAGATAACACGGCAAGGAGAACGGATGGCAAATTGAGTGTAAAGAAGGTATTCGCCGGTGCGCTTGCTGTACTCATGGCAGCGTCAATGTTCGTAGTTGTGATAGCATTCGCCGGAGCCGCCCTATTCTTTCTGCCGATGATGGGAGATGTTGTAAAGAAGTGAGTTATGTTTTTGTGGAAATGTGGAAATGTGGAAATATGGAAGTACAGAAATACATAAATACACGTTTCCACAAACACACAAAGCAATAAACACACAAACGCATCCATCCACAAACGCACACATATATAAATACACGAATACATTAATAAACAAAGCAACTAACAAATTAAACAATAAACAAAGCAATACACATACAAATGAACTTATAAACAAATTAAGCAATAAATAAACAAATAAACAAAGAAAGCAACAAAGAAAGCAACAAATAAATAAATCAATAAATGTGCATGGATGTTTGTTTATTTCAATTATAATTCTTAAATTTGCAACGTATTACAGATTATACGTGTTCTGTATACTTGGATAGTATCATCAATTTTTAACTTTACAGAAGATGGAAAGACTTAGAGAAGTGCTTGCCTTTGTAAATCACAAAGGCGGCGTAGGAAAAACAACAACGGTGCAGAGTTTAGCGACTGGCTTGCGCCGTTTTGGTAAAGGAAAATTCGGAGTGGGTGCCGATGGACGCAAACGCTTGCCGCGTGTGCTCATTATCGACCTTGACCCGCAGGCGTGTGCCTCGTTCCTCTTCGGATGGAGCGAGATTCAGAACGTAGGCAAGCCTACCGTTTACGACGCATTGGTACAGCAAAGCAATTTGCCCATTTATCAGGTACGTGAGGGTATTTACCTCGCGCCAGCTGCTGCGCAGCTCATATCCATTGAACCGTTCCTTAATCAGCGTGCTTTGCCTCGCAAAGCTCTTTGTAAATTGCTCGCCAAGCCACTGAACGAGCTGGCAGGCACCGAGCTGGCAGACGAAGGCGTGAACACCGTCACGGATGCTTTCGACTACGTGCTTATAGATTGTCCTCCGGCTATGTCGCTGCTTACATATAATGCTCTCACAGCTGCTACGAGTGTAGTGCTGCCCGTTCAACTCGAAGTGTTGGCAACAAAAGGTATTGCCGAAATCATCAACGCCATCAAGGAAACACGTGAGGATCTTAATCCCGACCTTGACATTCGTGGCTTGCTGATGGTAATGAGCAACGACCAGACCAACGCCACAAAGGAGTTCAAGGAATACCTTGGCGAAAAGTATCAGGACTATATGTTTGACGCTTATACGCGCCGCGACACGAAGATGGTCGAAGCGCAGGCTATGCGAGAAGACATCTTCGCTTATGCACCGTATTGCAGGGTAGGGCAGGACTATGAGCGTTTTACCAAGGAGATAATCAACAGTTTCACTTTTTAATATTATAGGGTATGGCAAGAGAAATGACGAAGAAGACGAGACGCTTCAGTCTTGAGGAGTCTGACGCTATCGAGGAGAACGAGCGCATATTGGAATCCGGCAGTAAGCAGCGTAAGGAGAACAGGGAAAACAAGGGGAGTGGAGCAGCGGCAGTAAGTGCTGCCACTGCTTCGTCCGCAGAAGTTCCGGCGACTGAAAAGCCGACTGTTTCTACAACAACGTCTGAGACTGAGACATCGACAACTACAACCCCTGTAGCAGATCAGCCGGCAACCACATCATTCAGCAACGATATTGCTGTGAACATGCGTAAGCCGAAGGGCAAGAAGACCGAGAATGGCATCACCATATACGTGCCGATGGAGTATTACGAGCGTATCGCCTTGATGAAAATGCGCACTGGCGTGCCTATCAAGGATTTGGCGCTACAGGCTGTGATTGAGTTCCTGGACAGAAACAAAATGTAATAGACTAATTTCTTATGAAGAAGATTATATCAGTTTTGTTTGCGCTCTGCCTGTGTATGGTAGCAAGCGCACAGCAGCATTTGAAGTTTATGGGCATACCGTTAGACGGAACGGTGGACAACTTCGCCTTGAAGCTGAAGGCTAAGGGCGTTACATACGATGCAGCGAAGTCGAAGACAGCAGGACCAGGTAACAGGGTATTTAACGGTACGTTTGTAGGGGAGGATGCTGAGATTGTGGTGTTCTATAATAACAAAAGTAAAATAGTGTATGGTGCTGCTGTCGAATTACAATATTCTACAGTCGAGACTGCTCATACTCCCTTTGTAAACTTAACTGAGCAGTTGCAGCAGAAATACCCTAATGCGAAATACAGAGCAAATAGAGATTCAGATGGTGACGCAAACGGAGTGGCATTTGATATTCCCGATAAAACAGGAACAAAAAGAATTGGCGTTATTCTCCAAACATTGAACGTGTCCGATTCAGGGTATGGCTGTTCTATATGGCTCATGTATACTGACATAGACAATTTTCAAAAAAATGACACTATAAATAACGAGGACTTGTAATGTGTAAGGTAAAATCCTACTAAAGTTTTTTACCTTGGTGAAAAGGTCATAATGTTTTTTACCTTAAAAGGGATTAGGAGGTGAAAAGGTCATAATGTTTTTTACCTATTATTTAAAATAAACATAATAAAATACTTTGTTTGTTTTATTTAGGGAAGACAAAAAATGCACTTATACTCCTATATATTAAGCAATTAGAAAGATTGCGAGGTAAAAAACATTATGACCAAATACCCCTAAAAAGGGCGGTTGAGGTAAAAAACATTATGACTTCTTTACCAAAATCACGTAAAGCATCTATTATGGAAAGAGAAAAACATCTACCGCAACAATATATCAGTACCCCTTTTGCTTACACAAAGTTCTCCAAGAACCTGTCATTGCTTCAGCAAACGGTATTGACTAAGGTCAGCGAACACCTACAGGGTTATGTGCGTCATTTCTTTGGAAGTAACTTACGAAATGACCCGAAGGTGCCGCGTCCTCTTTTTTCTGAAGCAGAAAAGAACAACGGTATGCCGGAGTTTGTTATGTCGTATGCTGAGTTAGGTGTGGATATAGCCAACTATAATGTAGCGCGTGCAGCCGTCCAGGAAGTTCTAAACCTAACCGTTGATGCTCCCAGTGAGGACAGCGACGGCAAGGCTTCCGTCAAGGCTTTTAATATCTTCACGCACGCCAATATTTCTTTTGAAGGTGGTACAGGCGTGTCTTTCAGGCTGAATCCCGAGGTCGTGGACTATGTGTTTGACATGAGTCAGGGGTATGTGCGCCATCCTGCTGATATAGCACGAATAGGACAGATTGAACGTATGCCCATGATGTATTATTATCTGCATAAGAAATCAGAGCACTGGAAGCATCGGAGTGTACGCTTGACGGTATTAGAAATAAAGACATATTTGGGTATGCTGGGCAATATTACCGAAGGCACAGACGAAAGGTCTGGACGACCACGAAAAGACGGAAAAGAGAAGAAAGAGGCTTATCCTAAGTTCTCTCAGTTTAAGAAGAATGTCATTGAGACAAGCATCAACGACATTAATCGCTTGCGAAAAGACGGATTGCTTGATGTTTGTGTGTCGTATGAACCTATCTATAACGGCAAGCGCAAAGTTGGTAATCCTGCATATATAGAGTTTACAATCTATGACACCATCGGGCAAATGCAACAAGCAGTACAAAAAAGACAACAGCTCAATCTCTTTGCTGATGTCGAGGAGTTGAAGCCGAAGCCAGGTGAAAAGGAGTGGCAGAAACTTTTGACCATGCTTGACGGCGAAGCAGGCGAGTGGCTGGGTAGTGAGATGTCGGACCTGTTGAAAAAAATGACGCTTGATAAATATGACGGCAAGACTGTCCGGATTATTGCGACTCAGAAACAGGTGGCAGACATGGAGAATTTGCTGGGTAATAATGTACTAAAAAATAAATTTAGCCAATTACTTGGTCATTGTTTTAAAGGCGACAAACGTAAAAAGGTTTGTTTGGATTATAATAAAATTAATAAATAGTTTTACACCGCTTACCCTTCCCATGGGGTAGGCGGTGTTTTTAGTATGTCCTGGTGATGTCTGCGACTTTTTCTAATTTTGTAGGTAGAAACCAACAGAACATATATATGGGAAGAATCAGAAACATCATGTTATGGCTTATGACCGTAATCACGCTTTTTGGCTGTGCGGCTTCGCGTAAGACGATGACCGGCAGCCACGAAGAACGACGAGATAGCTCGGTGGTTGCTGTCACGGATAGTATGACAAAATCGGAGGTAGAGACGGACAGCACGGTACGTTTCGCCACGGACGAGAGTTATGTGTCCGGCTCTATAAGCGAGAAGGGTAGGGGAGAAGAGACCATTCAAGAACGAGTGACAGAGAGCACGGATGCTCAAGGCAACAAAACCACCACCACCGATCGCACGATACACCGCAAGGGCGACTATGAGCGCAGCAGTTCGTACGAGCAACACTTAAAGCATCTTGAGGCGACTATATCACGGATGCAGCACACAATCGACAGTCTTGTGTTGAGTAATAAGCTGAACGTTGGCACCCACTGGGCGAAGAAGGACAGCACGAATGTGGTGAAGGAGAAGAATACGAATGATATAAAGTCAACATCGACTTCTAATCTAATCACACTCTTTTTATTCTGGATAGCTGCTGTTGGAATTTGTTCATGGCTTTACAGTAAACGATAGAAGGTATGGGCAGAAAGAAACAAGACATGATAGAAGTCACCACGCAACCGGAAGTAACGCTTCAGGACTTTGTTATTCCTGCTAAGATTCAGGCGTTCTGCGACAAATACAAACCGCTGAGCCATTGGCGCGAAGACTGCGATGTGTTCACCGACTATCAACTGCGAACGTACTTTAAGGCCGTAGTTTGTCCTCTGGGCGATCCGCTGGCTATCTATCTGCAGGAGTTGTCGGAGAGAGGCTTTAAGATGAAGGATGACGAGTGTGGCGAGCCCGTCATCTATGCTGCGCTGCGATGAGCGCCGTCAATTAACAACTAATAATTAATAATCAAAAATATAGAGATGAAGAAACCGCATTATTTCTACAAGGTGTCGGCAACATCAGATGTTGGCCGCGAAATTCAGAATTACATGAACCGATGTCAGGACGCCGAACAACAGGCTCTTGAATGGGCAAAAAGGCATGGCGCAGAACACTATTACGAGTCGCCTGACGGCATGGCGGGTGGAGTAGGCGCAGTGGAATTTGCCGACTCCTCCGAACGAGACGGGTGGGACAAGGAAGTTTCGCCCGATGGTCGCGTATTCTTTTTCCCGATGTCAGGAACCGACTTAGAAAAAGAGATGAATGCGCTACCCGTTGTAAGTGAAGCCGAACTGATCAGCATCTTTAGTTTGCAGCCAAAGCGCACAAAAAACAACCTCCCCCTGCCGATGACCTTTGGTGATAGCACGCCCGTTGTTTTTCTCCATCAAGGCTTCTGGTATGCCGACGTACCGTATGTGAGTGCAGATATGACGCTTACGCAGATAGAAGAGAAGGAGTTTTATCGTCGTAGAATGGCGGCTATAAATGAACAGAAATAAGCAGTAAGTAGTTTAATAGTTAATAAGTGGTTAATAACTTTAAGTTAGTTTTTTAGGTTTAAGTTAGTTTTGTGCGTTACCCGTCCGTGAGGATAGGTAACGCTTTTGCTTTCTACCTTAGTCATGTGTCGGATGGTCGGCAACCATATATCCGTCGTTCGCACTCGTATTCTTGTAGCGCCTTGCATCGTTGAGTATACTCGTAAGGTTCGCTATCTGCTTTTGCTGTTCAGCAATGATGTCGAGTAGGCGTGCGCGTTCCTCGCTGTGCCGTTCGTCAGCTTCTATGCGTTTAGATTCGAGGTCGAGCAATGCTTTCATATTTCTATCACTTACATTGCCTACTATTATCATTTCCCCTTGATCTGAGTCGGGAGCCTGAACACAGATAGGAGAGGCGTTGTCCGTATTTTTGTGCTCTTTTTCATCAGAAGATACAATACCTGGTACCACAGATGGAATTATCGTAACATCCAAAGGGTCGAGAAGCGCACGACTGCCAGCCTTACGCTCGGTAACATAGCCGCCGTCAGGAGCAAATATGTCGCCTTCTTGTGGCTGTACGTACATTGCACTCCGCGTTGGATCACTATCTTTATCATAAAAGAAAGCTGAGATAGGCACTTGGAAGGTGTTGCAAAAGCGCAATATACTTGATACCGGCATAGGACATCTGCCTTGTTCCCATAGACGCAGACTGTTGTTTGATGTAGAACCGATAGCTTGCAGAATAGTGTTGATGTTTATCCTGCCGTTGACCTCCATCCACCTACCGAGGAAGGAATAATTGTATTGGTACTTCATAACTGAATTGTTTTAAAACGACATTTGTATGTTAAAAATCGTAAATATTGAAAATAAACATAGGTGAGCTATTGTTTATTTGTATTTTAATTCTTAAATTTGCAACAAATATAGTGAATAACTGAAAAATGACAAAGGAAAATCTCGAGAAAATAACCACACCATTGCAATCTTTGGACGTTAAAGATATTTCGGTGGAAGAAAAGAAATCGTTGTCTGATTTTATGCAGACAAAAGGCTTCTCTGTAGCCACTTTTTATCTGCGTTTCTTTAAAAATGGCTTCTCTGTTTGGGAAATCATCGGCATTAATGAATGTAAAAAACAATTCTTAGCTATGCCAGAAGTAGCCGAGCTATTATTGTTATATGTAGGAGACGAAGCGCAGGGAGACAAGGGTTATCTTTATACTTTGGCTAAGAGCGAAAAGGCTGGTGTTTTCTACGATTGCTTGAAACGTGCCAATACTGGACTTTGCAAAAAGTTCTTCGACTTTATGAACGAGCGCGGTATGAGCACAGGTACTGTTATTAAGCGTTTCACCACCGACAACTGGAAAGAATGGGAGGCTAACGGTATCAAGAATTGTCTTTTGCAGTTTAACCTAAAACCTACTAAATAAAAAAAATGATAGATATTACTTTAGATTTTGAGACTTGTGCGCTTGCGCCTACGGCCGCCGTGATGAGTGTCGGAGCAGTAGCTTGGAATCGTGATGGAGACAAATCGCCTTTCTTTAATGACAATGGTGCCGTTAAATACCCTATATTCTCGGCTCATGTAGACCTTCGGGGAATGTTTATTGAGGGTTTTACTTTCGATGAAAAGACCGCCGAGTGGTGGAAGCAGAAGAGCGAAGGTGCGAAAGCAGCCGTTCTTGAAAGTGATGACGACGCTACGCCATGTTCGCCAATAAAGACTGTTGTAGCCAATCTTTTTGGATGGATTAAGGAAATCAAAGAAGCATTGCACGATCAGGACGTCTGCCTTTGGGCGCAAGGTTCGGATTTTGACATTGCTATATTGCGCAACATCTGCTATAAGCTAAACATCGAAGTCCCAGTACATCACGCCAACTTCCGCGACCATCGCACGTTTATCTACGAAGCAGCTCGTTTGATCTGTAATGCCCGTGGAGTGTTCTATCATCCGAGCAAGGCGTATGACCTTGTGGATGATTATAAGAAGGTGGAGCAAGGTGCGGAGCACGACCCGGTATTCGACTGCAAGCGTAGTATCTATTCGACGTGGCGGATGATGAAACTTTTGAAACGGTTGAAGTACCCTGACGAGTAATGAAACAGTCTATACATCGTAAGAATTTCCACCGCATTGCCTATACCGAAGCCTTGCGTGATGACGACAGCAACCTTCGTGTACTGCTCTTTCACGCCCCCTTCGCCTTAGTGAAGGATGTGTGTCAAAAGATGTTCACAATGATGCGGGGCAATATAGGAAACATATTAGTGAAGAACGAACATTCTTGCCGCATGAGAAACGGCAAATGTTATTGGCGCGTGGCGGTAGAGATAATAGGTCTCAACGAGAATATCGTGTCGTTCACGGAGTTCGTGCTTATGATGATAAGTTGTATGCGAAGAACAGCCAACTGCACTATCCGTCACTACCGTACCGAGACGTTTCTGAACTTATAGTGAATAAACAAATGTAAAATAAAAGAACAAAGGACAGCATGGCGATGGAGGTAACGGCAACGTCCTCCTATAAGTAAGCCTTCCAGTGTGGACGTTAGAGCCTCGGAAACTGGTAACGCTGAAAAAGTTTGGCACATCGCGCGGCTGTCCTTTTTAAACTATAACGGCAATCATGTTCTTTCACCCGATATTAAACCGCCTTGCCAACATCGACCTGCACCTTCTCGTGAAGCCTGCCAACGAGCAGCGCATCGAGGGTCAGACCGCGTGCTTCTGTCCTATCTGCAAGAACGGGCAGGACGCAGATGCTGATGTCAAGCAGACGCCTCATTTCATTATCTACGAGAATGAACGAGGTGGACTGTATGATGGCAATGGTGTTGACGGCAATCGTCTGTCTGAACATGGAGCTGTAAAATGGAAATGCACCCGGACAGGCAAGACCGGCTACGGAGCTGTTGAATTGTATGCAGCGAAGATGGATCTCCCTATGCACGGATATAGTCTTCAGCGCATCTGTCAAAGACTTGTAAGGGATGTGTATGGCGATACCGACGAGGTGCGCCGTGCCTTCCCCGAAGTGTTTGCCAAGATGGACTACCGTACCCAGGCACAGCAGACCATCGAGACTTTCTCTTTCATGCCGAAGACCGACTTCTCGCCACAAGAACTTGCAGCCCTTGGGTGTGAGGTGACGCTCGACAAAGGATTGCCTCGCTTCGGCTTTGGCAGTACGTTTACGCCCGACATGCTCAATAAGGACTTCCGTATCTATTCCCTTCTGAGCGTAACGCTGCCCGACGTGATACGCGACGGTCAGCATGTGAGCGAGATTATTCATGGCACGCCTTGGAATCCCTTGTTCGTATGCTTTGCCTCGCATGAGATTGGTCCGCAAAACTCATACGGATGTTTCTTCCGTCCGGCAATGGCTGGCAGTGAACCGATAGTGTTTTCTACCGCCGAGGAGCATGGCGTGAGGAAGGTGAGCAAGTGGCTCATGGGCGACAACGTGTTCGTCTATGCAATGGATCAGCGCAAGAGCGACAACACCGCCGTACATGCTGCCATTGCCAAGTACGATCCCGAAGAAAAATATACCGAGACCAAGGAGGTATGGGAGGAGAACGAGACTAAGGATGGAGTATCGAAAGGTACATTCAAGAAGGTGGACTTAAAAATCCCTACCGCCGAGATAAAGGCTCGTAATATCGTGTTTTGCCGCACACCCGAAGACGCATTGAGCGTGTATTATGCCATGCGTTCTTTGCGCCTTGACAAGGCGGAAGACCAACATTTCCAAGACTTCTGTTGGTATCACGTGGCGTTCTCCATTGGACGGAGAAACTTCTGGTACATAGAGCGTGGTGAGTGGAAACGGGAGAATATTGACTTTAGCGGTGTGCAATACCAGAAGATGAACCGCTTTGCCGAGCACGTCATTATTCTATACCCTAATGACATTGCCTCACAGCGCGACTGTGGAGCTATATGCACCAAGTTCAGCTCATTGTATTATGCAATGCTGCCAGAAGGTTTCCGATCGCGTTACTGCCGACGCTGGCAATGGCTGTATGGCTGCTCTCCCCGAAGCGTGCGCGACTATCTGCTGACGTACACCATGAATGCGGAAGAGAACTTCCAGTTCGACCATGACTTTCGCCTTCCACTCTACTCCCGATTGCGTGGAGCCAGGAACACGGAACCTTTCGAGATTGAATATCCCCGTGACCCTCGAAGCGGAAAACCAAAGCCACCTACCTGCAAGGTGTCGCCTACGCGATTGTGGCTCTTTATGACCGCTCACGGATATTATCGCATGATAGACCCCGAGAGCACCGACCTCGTAGGACAGTATATCCACCTGAACAAATGCTTTGTGGAGTATATCGACGCAAAGAGTATCATCCAGGCAGCAAAGACAATGCTCTTGGAATATATAGAACAGGCATGGCGGCATAGCGACAACGAGCGACGTTTAATGTCCGACTGCGCTAATATGGTGGACAAGACCTTTACGGAGAAGTCTGCCGGAGGTTTGCAGAGCATGGTGATAAACTTTGCTGATGCCTTCAATGCCAAGACGGAGTATTTTTACTTCAACAATGTAGCATTGAAGATAACACCCGACAGCATCCGCACGGTGTCTTACGACGACATCAACTTCTTCATCCCCTCGCTTGCCAAGAAGCCGTATGACTTCACGATGCGAGTGTTCAAGACACCGTTCACTATCACCGAGCGACAGGAATACCGCGACCGATTGGAAGCCATCGACAAGAAGGAGAAAATGCAGAATGAGGACGGGTCGCCAGTGTTCACTACCACCGAGATAGGTCAGATGAAGGCCAACCTCGATGAGTGGGCGCAAACCTACCGTTGGGATGTCAACTGGCAGGGAAAACAAGAAAAAGACCTTTGGCCTATCTTGCGTATCGTGCGTGGTTGCTCCAACGTTCTTTGGGAGCGAGAGCAAGAAGCGCAGCGCAATAAGGAAGAATTGACGGAATTGGAAAAAGCCGTTATCGGTGCTCATTTCGTCAATATGATTTCAGGTATTGGCCGTTTGTGTTACCGTTCCAACAAGGGCATGATGCCAGTCTGTCCGTACTTTCTTGAAGATGACATTCCCGACGAAAAACAGGCTACTGGAGGTTCGGGCAAGTCTATCATCGTGAAATTGGTAGTTGGCAGTGCCGTGAACGTGCTCGACATTGATATGAAGCGCATGGAGCATATTACCGATGCGAGGTTTGTGTTGGGCAATCTACTCAGTGAACCGTTCAAGTATAGGGTTCTACACTGGGAGGATAAGCAAAAAGGATTTCCAATGAAGTACTTCTACAATATGGTTACTACAGGACTGACGGTAGAAAAGAAAAGCGTAGATCAGGAACTTGTCCCACTAAAAGATGCCCCTAAACACGTCATCACCTGCAACTATCCTTTGTCGGACGATGACGACTCAACAGTTGGACGTTTCCCTCTCGTCAGCTTCTCAAATCGTTTTGCCAGAGCCAATCCGCAGAAGCGCAAGGCAGCACGTCTGATGTCGGCGTTGATGAAGAACTTTAGCGACAAGCCGGAAGAAATAGACGACACCGACCGCAACCAAGCCATCTACATCTGCGCCTTGGCGGTGCAGTTCTTGATGCGCTATCACACCTTTGCCATTGCACCGCAAGGCAATGTGCGTCGCCGTCAGATGGTGCAGAAGCTCACCGAGAGCATTGTCCGCTACTTCGAGTGGTTCTTCTCTCGCAACGAGGTTTACGGAGTGCCAATATGTACCGACGATATGTTCAACGAGTTCATGCGCGACTGGGCGGATGCCTCTGAGGGCAAGTCGAAGGAGTATAGTCGAGCCACCTTCAAGAAGAAGATATACGACTATTGCGAAAATATGTCGATAACGTGCAATCCTAAGCATCTCTTCGAGAACGAGAGTGACAAGCAGCGCAAGTGTTTCAAGCTGCAGGCTTGGGTTACGCAGGAATACTTCACTGGGCGCGAATGGGAGAACGACAATACCATCGAGCCGAAGTTTATCCGCTATATGCAGACTTCCAAGCACGTCTTCTTCTTCTTCCGTCCTGGCAAGGATGCGATACCGAAGGACTACCGCGAGCTCAAGCGCATAGCAAAAGCCTTTGCCGAGCAGCCTGACCCTCTGCCTTACCGCGATGACGATGGTAACATCATCACGCTTACCGACGAGGAAAAAGAACGCTGGGAGAACAATAAGACACGCAAGCAGGGTAGGCGTATGGCGTCGCCTCCGGCAATTACTACCGCCGCAGCTGTTACTCCGGACGTAAAGGAGGAGGACCTGCCGTTCTGATTAGAAAAAGTCAAACTTAAAATATTTATAGAGTATGAAGAAAATAATGCTTAGAAAGGACTACAAGACAAAAGTAGTGCCAGTGGCTGAAGCCGTGGGTTTGTTTCTGGTGAAGCCAGTTAACCGCGTTTGGAACGAAGTTTTTGTCGACGAGAAAACTCAGGAGAATGTTTCGATAGAGCGTACTGAAACCATTGTGCATCGTGGATGCCTGGTGACAGAAAAGGTTCTAAAAGAGCTTGAGCTCTACAAAATCAATGAGGTTGAAGTCTCTGACATTCCTTCTCGCGCCGAGGAAGATACTTTGTTCAATAGAATTGGGCATGTTAAAGTCACCGTGCGCAATAGTTGGGGCGAAAACGCTGTTCTCATTGTTCGCTGCGACTCTCTGCGAGGAGCGCAGAATCTTGCTGCCGACTATGCCGAGGGAGCTGTCAACGACATTTTCAAGACCGAGAATGCACATTCGGTTCATATCCTTAAGTCGGAGATAATCGAAGGCATCCAGTTTATTGGTCGCACCAAGAAAGACATCGAGGAGGAAGAAGCTGCACTCGAAAAGGACGAAGACGCCCCCGTAAAAGAACCGTTTAAGGTCAAGGCCTCGTTTATCGACACGGATTTCTACGACCCCGAGTGCAAAAGATCTAAGACCGGCGTGCACGAAAAAGACACGTTTGTTGTGTGGGCGTACGATGTGGTTACGGCTAAGAATATTGTGTTCGACTATCTCAAACACAAGTTTAAGACGGAACTAAAGGGACGCGAGACCCTTCGTGTCGTCGGTGCGACGCAGTTCTATGCGCACACTTATGTGCCGGCGGAATACTGCAACGAGTATATCGAGCAGGACGGTCTGAAGCTGGCTGTAGAGGAATAACGGCGCATGTATAACCACATTAAGCATCGAGTATGAAGTTATACCGATATATGTCCGTCAACGAATGCAGTCAGTTGGTTCGTGGCGAAACATTAACAAACACAACCGATCACAGCTCGACTCGCGGCATGGTAAGTACGGCAAAAGGTTTCAGTTTCGGTATCGGAGATTCCGAGCAGGCAAAAAAGGACTTACGCAGGTTGCGTGGAATTATCCGTGCTGAAAGACTTCTGTTGTTCGAGCCAAAGGACATTTCTAAGTTCACGCCATGCCAGGGTCGGTATGTTGATTACGAAAAGATAGATTCCGAAGGTAAGTGCGTTGACGACTATCCTATAGATGGAATGCCTTGCAGGATGTTTGACGAGTATTGCATTGAAAGTTATTCGTTGAACGACATTGGGGGCGTCTATTCTATTTCCGAATGCTCAGTCGGTCCTTGTTATCCCGAAGAAGCCTTAAAGGTGTATGCCTTTTTGAGGCGTTTTATAAGATAATACTCACAACAAAAACAATAAATAATATGGCAAGTTACAATGGCAATATTGACCTGCTTTCGCTCAACGGCGCACAGGTGTACAAGGGTATTGACAAGAACAACCCCGAGAGAGTGTATGTCTGCATTCCGGCAGGCTTGAACGAAATTAAAGTGGAGCAGGCTCCTAAAGACCCTGCTCGCACATTGGCAAAGCTGCGCGTAAACATCTGGCCACTTAACGAGCAGTACAAGGCTAAGGTGCGCCAGGCAGCTTTGGAGCGTGGCGACAGCAACGTGACCGTACCGACACACGAAATGCAGATGTCTTTCTCGGTTGACTATATCAAGGACATTGTACGGAAGTTTCCGAAGTTCGTAGAGCAAGTGAAGGAAGCCAACAAAGAACGCGACCCCGAGATTGTAAACCAAGACCCCACCGACGAGGAGACTCACCTCTTCAAGGCTATCCGCCAGCGAATGAACAAGCGCCTGGCCATGCTCTATCAGCCACAGCCGGCGCAGCATCCGTCACCCTATACAACACCTAATGTGGGCGTAGCAGGTGCAGCCACAGGATATGTGGCACCAGCCGAGAGCACCGACCCACTCGCCGGCTATACCGATGCCGACGTAGGTGATCTGCCGTTCTAATTCAAATTGCGCAATGCGCAACAATTCAAAATTCAAAATTCAAAACTCAAAAATATGAAACTTCAAGCCCAATCATCACGCGCTTTTCACGCAGCCCTTAACAAGTCGGCAAAGTGTATCGGCTCAAAAAATCCAATTGCCATTTTCGACAACGTGCTGCTGACCTGCAATGAAAGTGGTCAGTTCTTTCTTACGTCGTCTACTGCAGAAGCACAGCTCACCATCCCGGCGCCCCTTTCGTTGTGCGGTGGCAAGTTTGAAAAGCCGATAGTGCTGCCCATCAAAATGCTCAGTTCACTGTTAGGTACGCTGCCCGACTGCGTTGTTACTCTGGATGTAGAGGAGGGTGGCTCGTCGTTCACCGTAGAGTATTGCACCGGCAGTGGCGACAACGTTAAGTCGGGCAAGGCTAAAATGGCATATTTCTCGGGCGACGAATACCCCCAGATGCAGTTGCCCAAGAGTGAGGCATCGACAATCATTTGTCTGCCTTGTCAGTTATTCCATTCTGTTATAGATACTGCTGACAAGTTTGTTCAGATAGACGAGTTTCGCCCTCAGCTTTCCAGTTTGTGCGTAGACATTGCTGACGACCGCTCAGAGGTGGTCTTTGCGGCTGCGAACGGACACACGTTTGCGAAGATAGTACACAGCAATGATCCGCAGAAGGGCGGTAGTGATTTCTTCCGTAGTGGCGAGCCTCGCAAGACGCTTATCCACCGCAACTACTTCCGTACGTTGTCTGCCTTTGACGGCTGCGAGGAGATCAGTATCGAGAACGACGGAAACACCATTCGTTTTTCGTCGGGCGACATCGAACTTATCTGCAAACACATGGAGGGCAAGTACCCTAACTACAACGGTGTAATTCCGAAGTCCAACCCTTACTTCGTCGTATTCGAAAAGAAGGAAATGATTGACATCCTGCGTCGTGTCAGTCTTTTCTCAAGTAGCGCAAGCAATCTTGTCAAGGTAGAGAAGAACGGCATCTTCATCAACGTTTCTGCGAGTGATATGGATTTTGCTGTGTCCGGCGAGGACCAGGTGCTCATATCTAACGCAGAATGCCCCGACAATTTCCGTATCGGATTGAAGTCGTCGGCTTTTCAGACCTGCATCAACTCCATTCCTTCAGACACCATCCGTATGCAGTTGCTTGACGCTTCGCACGCCGTAGTGCTCACCGCCGACACACCTGCACCTAAAGTGATGACGCTTGTGATGCCGATGGTGTTTGACGACTAATCGATAATTAATAACTAATAATTAATAATCAAATGGACGATACTCTACTTTTCATTCCGCCTTGCTGCGTAGATACCAAGCTGCCCAAGGCGGTCAACCAGGCGCCCCACCGTCAGCTTACGTTTTACACACATGGCGACGTGACGGTAGAGAAATTCTATAAGGCAGTGAGCCACCTCGTGATAGACTCGCACGTGATGGTGCTCACCATGCCTTGCCCCAAGCTGGAGACTTTCATGTTTCTGGCGCAGTGCTTTGAGCGGGGATGGATTACCCACCTCATACTCTCCACTGTTTACTCATGCGATTCTTTGCTGAATAAGCATTTGGGCGAATATGCAGACCGCATCATCTATGCACAGAGCGATGATGTGAGTTTTTTTAGCAGTCACATGGTGCTTTACAACAAAGACCGCGCCTTGACGCTCAGCGGACCGATGTTCGATCGTCCTCAAACCGACGCGGCTCTCGTGTCCTACACTCTCGTGTTCTATCCCTCCCACCTGTTAAACTCCACAGCCGACTGGGGCAATTCTCTCCGCAATATCCTTTTCCCCGACGTTCTGCGTCAGCGCAAGAAGATTTTTGCCGGAGGTGTAAAACGAATTAAAGATAAGGAAATTGACCGATTTATACATCTTGAATTTCCGCCCATGCGGGAATAATGAATTACCAAAATGAGACCTTTAACCCAATCTTATACAGAGCTGCGTCGTTTCGTTGAAAAATGGCAATGGGACGACCCGCGTACGGGATGCCGTGTGACGGGATTCAACCCTCCGCAGACGGCGAGGAATGTGCAGCGAATGCCGTTCTACATCAGGTTTCTCACCAAGACCGGACACGTAGATGCCGGCATGTGCATATGCCTCGCCGTAAACACCGACCGTCATCAGCGCAAGGTGCAGTTCGTCGAGAGTGGGGAGATAAGAGTTGTGAACGACATACTCGTGCTTGAAGTGGACGGCACGAGATTTATAACGCATTAATAATTGTTTTTTCGTAATATCATCTTGGTTGGGGAGAGCCCCGACATTTTTAAAGTTTGCGTAATAATTTACTCAAATTGTTGTAAAATTTAGTTTTTCAAGTCTTTTGTATTCTGTTCGCGAGAATAGATATAAAGTTAATTTAATAATAATGATTGTTTTTTTCCCTTCGGTTCGCGAGAATAGAAGGTTTTTATTTGGAATGTTCAATCAAAACAATATAGATATGTGGAATTTACTAAAAAATCAGAAAAAAAAGACGGAGAAGGAGCTGCGCGATTTATCTGCAGTTTTCTCTAAACTCGATGAGTTTGAAAAGCGTGGCGTTATTCATTGGCAGCGTAAAAACAAAGTACTGCTGATCGAAGAAGTTTTAGGTACGCTGAAGGTTGCCGAAGGCAGAGACGGATTTCTGCGCTTTCTTAATCAGGTGTCGATGTGGCAGAATTATCGTTTGTTGGCCGAAGCCTATGAAGCCCACTGTCTGAAGATTGAGACCGAGGCTGTACGCAAGGCGCGGGCTCAGTTCGCTATGCTCACTAAAGCCGACATGCAGCGCATCCGTCAGAATGCACGTGAGAATATGGATATGATACCGCCAGAGCAGCTCGACTATATAAAGGAGTTCGACATCTTTATCCTTCGTGCCGGCGCTCCGTCTGCTGAGCTGGCTACAGAGGAGAACGGGCAGTTGCTCGCCATCGGCCATTTTGACGGAGAGAAGGTGGAGATGGCAATGTACGACGACGTTAAGTACAATCTATTTAAACCGAAAGAAAATGATTAAACTTTCATTAGACCGCCACGATTTTCTTTATGCCCTTGAAGGTTTTGCGTACGGATCTCATTTGCGTCAGCACGTTTGGAGGACTATGGTATATGCGTCGATACCGCAGATGTCGGTAGAGGACATGGACTACTTTTGGTTCTTCTTGCGGCGTGATTTTTTCGGGTCGTACTTTCGAGAAAAAGAAGATTCGGTGCAAACGCGTTTTGGCTATTACGACTTTATGCACGTTCTTGCGGTGCTGCATCGCGGCAACCGATATAAGGTGACACTTAGAACAAAGGAGGGAGAAGAAGCGCAGCGCTGCCTATGCTACAGATTTGACGGACACTACCGCCCGCTGCATAATTATCAGCGCAGCAAGAAACGGAGACGCTTACGTTTAGAAAAGAAGGTTGCGTTGTTTGACCTCTTTATTCCTGACGAGAATATAAGCGTTGCCGTAAAAGTCAAGAGTGAGGCAAACAAGTTCGTAGAGGAAAACAAGGAAGAATGGTGGAAAGACCTTGACATTTATGATGACTTCCGTCGGAGATTCGGCCTAACGGTTGAGAAGTGCGACTATTGACAATTAAAGCAAAACGAATGATAACAAAGATATAAACAATATCCAATTACATAAAACAACAAATATGGAAACGAAAGAGATAAAAAAAGAAGTGTTAGACAAGGTGATAGCTGCATCTGTTCTTAAGACTATTGGTAGCTGCAAAAACGTTACTCCAGAAGAGGCGCAAGCGGCAGTAAAGAATGCTATTGACATCGTGGAGAGGGCTTTCGCTGCATTTGGGCAGGGTCAGAACAAAGACGAAGCGCAGCCGCAGGAGCCAGTCGGCGAGTCTTTGGAGACTCGCATTAATGATTTTACCCATGCGTTCGAGGCCTACAACCTCTTCACCGTGATACTTGCTAAGTACGAAGGTCGCGAGGTTACTGTCAAACACCTCACCAAAATGGCGAAGCGCTTCGTGCGTATATGTTTGAAGGGTGTGGACGGTGTAGAACTTGACGACATCCTCACTGAGGTAAAAGTTGATAAGAACGGCAGAGGTCATCTGACCTTGTCTTTCCGCAAAATCGTAAAAGAGAAGTAGCCTATGCCAACGAACAACGGATGTCATACCGAACTGGAAGGTTTGGCAAACGATAAAGAGGTAAGGAAGGTTGCGGTAACAATGTTCCGCAATTCCTGCAATCGGCTTGCCGATTTGGTGAACGCAAAGCTATTTGACGGATCACGCAACTGGTACTGGATAGCTGATGAGATAGGAGGCACGTGCGACTTCGAAGAAGCCGACTCTTTATCTCCCGACGAGATGGTGCGTATTTTGGAGGCGGATATGAGTCACGAAGATTATGTTGAGTGGCGCGAAGCAAATTTGGCAAACGACCGATACATCAATCTGAAGTCGTGGCTTATGGGAGCACGGCACGATATGTTTAAAGAAGAAACGAAAACTTTTGAATAATTCATCGGATAAAAACAATTTGTTCTTAATTTATTTTTTTTCTTTTCTTAGCGAAGGAAAGTTTTAAAACATTGGCAGTCGCTGTGAAGCGGCTGCCTTTTTTTACCTTCCACTCGGCATCACGAACCAACCGCCGCCACTCCTGTAGTATTTGTAGCCAAGATATAGAGTGTCAAAAGCATCGGTAAAGTCGGTACGTTGCTGCAGTGGCAGCGTCTCCTCACTTTCCGGCTTCTTTTCGCCCGACTTATCCTTATGAAATCCCTTGTACGAAATCTGCACCTCGCACATCTGCATGGCGATGATAAGGTCTGGGTTGTTTATTTGGTTAATACGGATGGCGGGGTAGGAGAGGTGAGCAAGACCGTCATTAATGATTTGATGTTTCACCTCGTGCTTTTCCGGAGCGCCCATGTCTATTGCTGTCACGTTCCAACCTCGTTTCTCCATTTCTGCAATCACTATCATATAGAAGCGCTCGTCGCTCGAAGCGTATGAGGCTCCCTGCTTGGCAGTGGCATCATAGAAATACGTCACGTCGCGGTTGACGGCTCGCTTTGGAGCGTAGTAGTCTGAAAAATCGGCAATTAGTTCGCGTAGTTTGCGCTCGTTCTTTACGTAAAAACTCTTTATCACATTCAGACACTCCATGCCGTCACGCGCGTAGCCTTGTCCCACAACGAGCGTATTGATGTTAGCATTATAGTCGAGAGCTATATATAAAGGCAGGGAGTTAATGCAGTCGGAATCCATTCGACAGTCGTTGCGCTCGGCGAGTTCCTGGAAGTCGGGTTGGTAACTCTCGCTTGTAATGCGCTTGCCACCGATGATGCCTGTAGATTTTTGCGTAGAAAACTTTGCGGAGCTGAGAGGGTCTATCTCGTCGGGGATATAGCCATGCACATGGTCGATGTCGAGATTTGAGTAAAAGCCGTCGTTCGACTTCTGCATCTTTATATTGAGAATTGATACGGCGAAGGTATATGGTGGCAGGTCACGCTTCATCTGACGAATATAGTCTTCACCTAAAATATCCACATTGTCGAGAGATGAAGCACGACGCACACAGAAAGCCACTCGGCGCAGTTCACGTAGATAACCGTCCGTGAACTTCTTTGAGCGCAGAAACATTTGCATTTCGAAATCCTCTTCTGGCGTAATAAGGTATTCGTAATCGTAAACCAGTTCGGCATCCTTTTGTGGTATGAGTTTATAGTTTACCGCCATATCCACCATTGCCTTTGTGACGTGTTTGCCATGATTGGGCATGATGCGGAACTGTCCTTCATGCTTCATCATCTTCAGAGCCACGGCACGGATCATCGTACGCAGCTCCTTTGGCACCACATGAACCCCGTGATCGGTCTTCTTTGCGTTATACAGCAGGTCGTTGTAGCGTATTACCTTGTTGGCGTAGTCCTCCAACTGCTCCTGCACCCATCGGTAAGTCTTGCCCTTGAACGGCCCCGTCTCAACGGTTAAGTCCAATTTCTCCTCTTCCTTCTCCAGCCACGAACCTTTGGTTGTGAGCGAGGCATCCGAGAGGAAGCGCGTACTCTTATACATCGGGTTGTAGTCAGAGAAATTGATGTTGCCTAATGGGTGCGTCTGTCCCGAAAGCGCCGGCATCAACTCGTCCGTTACTTTCTTATACGGGAAGAATCTCGCCTCGTCGCCCACCATTGCCGAGAACGTGTAGGAGTTGGCAGAGGCAGTCTGCGAGAGAGATATAAGAACCCATCCGGCACCATTCGCCAGCCAAATATAGTTGTCGTAGTTCTTAGGTTTAAAGATACTCTCCCGAACGTGTTTAGGTGGCCGTCCCCATCCGAAATGGACTCCTTGCGTAAAACCGAACATACGCTCCATTGCCGCCATCGTACTCGGTATGGTCTTGCCGAAGCCCTGTTGACGCGACACAGCCACCCATGCGCCGAGCATACCAGGCATGGAGTTGCTTGCCGCCCAGACATAAGGAGCCACCAGTCCGTCGGTCTTACCCACACGGCGGGCAGCAATCACACGCTCGTCCTTGGCTCCCATGTATAGCGACTGCTGCTGGAACTTAGTTAAATATATGTTATGTGCTTGTTGCATTGTTATCCCGATGTTTTGTGTCCTATATGCCATTTGTTGCAAGTCCTGCACCGATACACCGTATATCCCTGTGCCTTGATCTTCGGGTTCTCCTGCAAGAACTCCCAAGCATCATTCTCCGTTTCGTATGATTCCTTCGCCTTCCACGAGTGTTGCTTGCGTGTGTAGTGTTCAGGGTCCGGCTTGAATGGTGGCACTTTGTTGAAGTATTTGTGTCTGTTGTTATTCATGTGTTATTTTTGTGTTGTTGTCGGTTGTGTTGTCAGAAGAGAGTCGGCTGCGCCAGTTCCAGCTTGATGCGCTTGCAAGCCTTGTCGTAATACTCCTTGTTGAGCTCGAAGCCGATGAAGTTGCGCTTCTCGCGGATGGCTGCAATGGCGGTGGTGCCGCTGCCCATACAGTTGTCTAAGATGGTGTCGTCCTCGTTGGAGTAGGTGCGGATGAGATACTGAATAAGAGCTACTGGCTTTTGGGTGGGGTGGATTTTCTCCTTATCCCGAATAAATTCGAGTAAATTTATAGGGAAACGAGAACCATCACTTACTGTCACAGCTCCTCCATTCTGCGCTTGACATTTTCCTCGTACCATTGCAGCGTCTTTTCGTTGAATGCCATTTTTGCAGGCATAAGGCTTGCACCCCTTAATCATTTGAGGATGATACTCCATATACATTTTTTTCTTGCTTTCAGTTGTTGCAGCCATTCCGAAAACACATATATCCTCTGTAATCTTCAATGGTTGATGATGGGAATTTAAGTAATTAGTACCGCTCTCTTTTTTCCATATCCAATTATACTTATACATATCTATGTTCGACATGATAAGCGCAGACGTAAAAGGTTGCTGACTAAACAAGACTATAGCACCAGTATTTTTTATGATTCTCTTGTATTGCTCCCACAACTTATCAAATGGAAGCACGCTATCCCAAGCGCAAGCAGTAGTACCATACGGCAAATCGCACACGATGCAATCCACGCTCCCGTCCGGGATCCTTTTCATTCCTTCCAGGCAGTCTTCATTATATATCTTATTCAGTTCTATCATGCTTTGTTACTTTGCAAATCTATCAGTTAAACCATTTCACAGTTGTCTCCCCCTTATACCCTTTCTCCCACACGAACCATGCGTAAGCCGCTGCGCTGCTGCCGTACTTGCCGAAGTCGCCATTCATAGCACATTTCAGTCGCGACGAACTTACCCAGACACGAATGGGGGGGTAGAACGGAAGAGAGCGCGTCGAGCCTTGCCTTCAAGAAAAGTCAGCTTGAGGAACATCGCGACCTTCTTACCTTCGGGAATGATGCTCAGAGCCTTCTCAACGAACTGCTGCGCATATTTGTAGGGTGGATTGGTCACGATGTTCCCGCCCCACGCCAAGTTGTCTATTGCAAGGAAGTCAGCCACCTCGCCGTAACCTCTATCCACAAGGTCGCGGCTCACCACCTCGTACCCTGCCGCCTTCAGTACCTCGCTTATGTGTCCTTCGCCACACGCAGGTTCCAATATTCTACCGTCGAATTGTTCCAACCGGCAAAGCCACTCCGTAGCTTTTGGTTCCGTAGCGTAATAGTCCTCATGCTGCCGTTCACCGTTCGCATGATTACTCGCTCCCAACGTCTTGAACACGGCAGCCGAGCCGCCCACCCAGTCCTTAGCCATTGTGGACCTCCTTTCCGCATTTAATTGAATAGTTCATATCTTTTACATTTTAAATTGTCTTTTCAAGAAAGGATCGCTCTTTATGAGTTCTATCATTTCCTCCTCTGAGTGTAAACCCTCCCAAAATACTTCAGTATGTGAATATCCTCTTTCATCGTCGATAGAGAACGGCACGGCATAGTTGGTATATACAACGCCGTGATGTTTTATCAAGTGGCGACCTGGATTCTTGTAGATATTATCGATCCACGTCTCGTTGTCACATTCAGTCCATATTTTGTATTCTTCGTGGGTAAGGCCTTTGTCGATACCAATAGGATAGTGACCTGCCCTGCCGTTGCCTTCTGTCCCAAAATAGATAATCTTTGCCATATCGTGATTGTTTATGTTGTTTATAATGTCAAGTCAATACCAAACTCTCTTTCCAAAAACTCCTTCCAGTCCGGTTTCCCGAACAGCGAAACGTTAGCCTTCTTCCAGTCCTTTTCGCGAGGGAAAAACACGTCACGCGTAAACCATTCGTACACGTTGTCGTAGCGTTGGCGAACCTTTGCGTCGGGATGATTGTCCCAAAAGCGTTGTCCGGCACGCAGGTAGGCTCGTGCCATACGCGGATATTCCTTGAAGTAGAGGATGCGCTTACGCTCTGTGGCGAGTGGGCAACACATACAGCCGAGACGTTTCGACACGTCGATTTGCCCCCCCCGATTGGTGTAATAGACTGGAGCGAGTGTCAGATGTCGGTCTTCGACGAAAGCCAACACATCATCGTCCGTCCAATCGAGAATAGGGTAAATGGCTTCCACATGATTGTCCTCCGTCTTGCGACCGTAAAAACGGCATTCCGTAGGTTCGTTGTATCGCTCATTGCGCTTCGAGCTCTCCGACTTCCTTATGCCCATGATGCACTTATCTGTAACCTTGTATTCCTTCAACTTCTCGCAACAGAATCGTGAGAAACGGTTAGGGAATCCCTTTTTCGTTACAAGTTGAAAGAACGTTTCCTTGGGTCTGAGTATTTCGGCACCCATACGCCCCACATGGGCAATCGTACCTGGAGGATCAATCGTAGTGTTGCGATAAATGGCACGATAGCGGACACCCGCTTCCTTAGCCAGTTGCAGAATCACGTCAGAGTCTTTGCCGCCCGAATACGCCACCTCTATCTCATCGTCGTATCCATTCTGTATGCCTTGAAGCAGACGGATGGCACGGTCTATTTTCTTTTGTAAATCCTCTGTTATCATATCGTTGTTTTTGTTACTTATTTTACCCATACCATCAATGGTTTTTATCCAACCCATCAATGGGTATATTTGCCGAGGTCTGAACCTCCGTTTTTAGGTGCCGACCCTTTTGGTGCAAAGGGCAAAACCTTTGTCATGCTTCGGGCGAAACCTTATAGAACTATTGCTTGTATCGAACTATGCCCATTGTTTGTATATAGGTATTGGCATCCCTCAAACCTAAAAATACTTCTCCTATGTTTTCGACAATCATATTCCTCATCTTCTGCTGGCTCAAAAATTGTCAATTCGCCTAATTCGTTGTGCGTTTTACTCGAATGGCTACTAAAACAAATAGTGTCTCAAGAGAAATTCGTCTAATGGAATATTCACCTCTCCTTCTTTTTCTCCATTAGTTCCGAATATATCGTATCTACCATGCGCATCGAACAGTGGAGTCAATATGACTTTCCCCCGTTTCGTATTTCAGCGATAAAAGGTGTAGGATCTCTGTAGTGTGCATACCATTGTATTTTTTCATTCAGACGGTGCAAATAGGTATTTCTTCCCTGATATTCCACTTCTTCCTGAAACGTAAAAATTTCACCTTTAACGACTTTGTCGATTAGGCATTTCATTTTGTTCTTTTTTTGCAGCTTTTCCATATTCTGTGCTGTTTTTATAACTATTGGATTCTTCACTCTTAGTTTTTCCCTCTTCACTTTCCATCTCCATGTACTCAAAATAGTCTGGTTCTTCCTCTCGTTTGTCGCTAAACATTTCGTCGTCTTCTATCTCCTGTAGGTCTTTTGTGGTAAGCCCGTACTTTCGAGCCATGCGCAGCTTCTCCTCCTCGGTGTAGTTTACGCGGTCGCGCTTGACGATGCTTACGTCCTGCGTGATGGCAACGCGACTCATGTCCGGCATCTCGTCTGTAGCGTCCTTCTCCTCCTGAAAGTTGCCATACACGTTAGCCAGGGCCTGCATACCTTTATCTACTGCACGATCGTTATTCTGCTGCTTACCCGTGCGTATCAACCACTCGGCACTGCTCAGATACATAGCTTTGTGTCGCGGACTCTCGTCGGTTTGGAAGAAACGTATCAGGTGGTTGCACACCAACACATCGTTGTTGAGCTCCGTAACGGTACGCGGACAAATATTGCCCTCATCGTCGAGCGTAATTTTCAGCGCAAGCACATATTCTTGCGCCTCCTTGTTGCCCTGTGCCGCCTGGTTGAAGAACATCTCATAGTCACGTCGGGCGATATTGCGGCACACCGTCCGAGGGTCGATGTCTTTGTTTTGCACCCAGCGTTTGTAAAACTCCGAGCATACCTGCATACGGTAGCGTTGCTCCAGCTTCGGGAACGCCGTCTGCATGCTTGTGCCGTAGCTCAGCCATTTGTCAATGCGGGCGAGCGTGTTTTGTGTAAGTCCTGACATATCATCATTAGTTTTTTTGTGTTTCTTGCCTTAAAGTTACGATGTTATTTTTCCCCCATACGGACATGCTTAACCTCCCGTACCCACCATGTCCGCATTGCGTAGCATCTTATAAGTAACTTTGTGGTAGAAAGATTCAGGACAACAACACAAAAACACAACACAAAAACATGAACAATCCATTCTACTTTTCGCGAGCTATTGCCGCAGTGCTCGGCTTGCTGTGGGTTCACATAGAGCCCTCGATCAATTTTATCACCGTGTGCTTCTTCGCTCTCATTATCGACTGCTATACGGCTTGGCGGTGCAACCGTCGCATCTACCAAAGATACCGTGAGGAGATAAAGCGCAACCCGAAGTGTAAGATGGACGGCAAGTTGCGCTCCAAGAAGATGGCGAAGATGGTATGGACCTTCTCCGTGCTCATCATGTGCATCTGTCTCGCCTCGTATCTCGACCGCAACATCCTGGGCTATATGAACACCCACCTTGCCAATCAACTCACCGCCATGTACTGCCTTGTGCAGTTCGTTTCTATTCTCGAAAACGAGAGTACATGCAACGGCACGGCATGGGCGAGAGTGCTGCAGAAGATTGTCGCAGACAAAACCGAGCGCCACTTCAATGTGAAATTGAAAGAGCTGATGAAGGATAAGGAGGAAGCGGAGGAATCAGCGAAAGAATGACAAAACAAAACTAAGCAGCATTATGACAATAAGCAATATCCTTGAGCATTGGGCTTCCATCTATAAGCCCCTATCTCATAACCCCGGAAGCGAACGTCTCGAAGATCAGAGTTTTTTCCGCATCCGCTACATCGACAAAGAAAACGTATTTTCTCGCAATGCCAACATCGTGCACTCTCCCTGTATGCTGTATAGTATACTCGCTACTGGCGAATTGATTAACGCAAAGGAGGCTGTAATATCTCACCAGGTGTGGTTTCTCGCCAAGGTGAAGGACACGCCTCAGACCCTTGGCCGTTACGACGGCAACAAAATGGAACGTACGGCCCAAGACCTTGCCGAATGCTGCAAAGACCTTATAGCTTGGCTTATCGAGGTAAAGCGCACCGGCACCTGCCCTGTCACTGGTCGTTCCTTTGCTGATGATGCTGTGGTGATGGCAGAGCTTCGGAGCATAGACACAAGCAGTATATCCTTCGGCTTGGTAGGCGACATTTTTTCCGGTCAATGGTTCGTAATGGGCCTTGATTGGAAGAGCCTCCAACCCCTCTACAAATTCCATTGTGGCATGCAGGGCAAGTATATCGTGCCGAAGGACAACACGAAAGGATAGGAGGGTAGGGTATGGCACGTTTTATCTCCCCCGTACAAAAACCGTTTGCTCCGCTCTCCCGCGTCGCTCCGTTGTATCTCGACCAAGCCTTGATGGATATTGAGGCGAACATACAAGCGCAGCGCATTTATCCCACTGAGGTGTATCGAGGCTACGAGGAGATTAACCAATACCGCAAGGAGCATGGCATGTGGTGGTCCACTGGCGAGGGAACTAAGTCGTTTGAGGGACATGTTTATCAAGCCGACGACCAGAAGGGATTGCTTACGGTGGGTATTCGCTACAACGACTATTTGCGCTATGTGGATATTGGTGTGGGTCTGACTGGTGACATTCATATTCATGCAAGCGACGTGGATCGCACACGGTCGGCAAAGAACGCCAAGAGGTATATCCGCGGAAAATGGGACCGTAAGCAGGGTAAGTCGCACCGTCCTGCCATCATGCGTACCATTCGCCGACTGCGCGACCGCTACCGCAACTATCTTGCTGATTTCTACGGCTATCAGGGTGGCATCGACATTATTCATGCCTTGGAAGGAATGGGCGAACACGCTAAGTCTGATTTCTAACTTTAATTCAACACAAAAACGAATATGGCAAATCTAAAGACAGAAGTAATCCTCTCGATGAACGGCAAGGCCGCCATTCAGGTGCTCGAAGCCCTGCGCGACAAGGCCAGGTCTGTGAGAGAGGAAATAGATCATCTCGACAAGGACGCTCCCGACTTCAAGGAGCGTAAGGCTGGACTCGAAAGCGTTTACAAGACTTTACAGAACTACCAAACGAATATCATCAAGGACACTGAGCGTCTCGACCATGCGCTTAAAAACCTTTCTACCACCTCGCTTCAAAACCTCCGCAAGGCTCTGGGCGATGGTCGTCGTCAACTGCAAAAGTTATCTGAGGACGACTTGGCGCAAGCCGAGGAGGTACGTAAGAAGATGAAGCAGGTGGGCGATGAGATACGCCTTATAGAGGGTCAGTATGTCAAGATAGCTGAAGGATTGAAGAATGTCGCCAACCAGTCTGACCAATGGCTCGACAAGGCTATCAAGCAGCAGCGCGACCTTGTGGGCTCGCTGCAAAAATCGGATGCCAGCTATCAGCAGAACCTCGCTACATTGAAGCAGCTTGAAGCCGAGGAAGACAGACGCAAGGGCAAGATGAACGTGGCAGAGGCACGTCAAACGGTAAGTGATGACAATGCCTCTGCTTCGGATTTGCGTCGTGCTAAAGCAACACTTACGGAAGCTCGTGACAAGACAGCCATCGGCAAGACTGGAGAGATTGATTCTTACAACCGTGACCTTCAAGAGATAGAGAAGCGACTGGAGGCTGTGTCGGGTAAGGCGCAGAAGGTCGCAATGAGCTGGAACGAGGCAAAACAGGTGTTAGCTGCGCCAAACAAGGCTACTGGCGAGGACATCAAGCGTGCGATGGAGGTGATACAGCAGAAGATACAGCAACTCCCTGCCGGCAGCAAGTATGTAGCCGACCTCCGTCGCCAATACTCCATGCTCGAACAAACTCTTAAGGGCACACGTATGTCGCAGAGCGCTCTCAACGACATCCTCTCGCGTAGCAAGCAGGGTAAGGCTTCCCTCGACGAACTGCGCCGTGCCTACAAGCAGCTTGAGGAGGAAATGAACCAAGTCAACACCACGAGCAAGGAGTTTGCCGACAAGCAGAAGTCGATGAAAGAACTGAAGAAGAATATCGACGAGGTGACGGGCGCGACCAATAAGCAGGGTGGGGCATGGCATACGGCGTTGAAGAACCTCACGGCATACGTCGGCTTGTTTTCTGTATTCAATCATATCAAAGACCTCGTAACGGGTGCCATTAAGAAGAACTTGGAGTATTCAGGTTCGTTGACCGACATTCGTAAGGTCAGCGGTCTTACGATGGAGGATGTAAAAAAACTCTCTACAGAGTTGGCTAAAATAGACACCAGAACATCCGTGGATGGACTGGCACAGCTCGCCTACGAAGCATCCAAGCTTGGCGTAGGAAAGTACGGGGTAGAGGGCATGACCCAATTTGTAAGAGCCGCCGATAAAATTAACGTGGCGATCGGCGAGGAAATGGGCGAAAAAGCTCTTCCGTCATTGCTGAAGATGACGGAGGTAATGGGTCTTATCCCTAAAATGGGACTCGAAAGATCCATTGAAGCAGTAGGTTCTTCTATGTTTAAGTTGGCTTCTACCTCTACTGCCACGAGCAGTGACATTACTGAGTTTGCAAAGCGATGTACGGGTGTGGCACGAACCGCCGGCATAACAACCGACCAGTTGCTTGCCCTTGGTAGTGCGTTCAGTGCGCAGATGGCTTCGCCCGAAGTTGCAGCTACTGCCATGTCTAAGTTTATTGTGGCGTTGCAGAAGAACCATAACTTGATAGAAAAAGACCTTGCTATCCCTGCCGGAACAATTAACAGCATGTATCAGGCAGGTAACGCTATGGATGCTATTGTCCTCATTCTTGAGAAGATGAAGGAGAAGGGCAATATGAATGCCCTTGGCGAAATCTTCAAGGACGTAGGAGGTGATGGTCAGCGTCTTATTTCTTCGATGGTTACTATGGCTAAGAACGTGGATATGTTGAAAGACCATCTCTACGAATCGCAGGAAGCCTTTGAGGAAGCCACTGCTGTAGGCAAGGAATACTCGATGCAGCAGCAGTCGGCCATCGGTATTCTCGAAAGAGCCAATAACCTTTGGGAAAAGGCGTTTGTCAATCCTGATGGTGTGGACGCTGTAAAGGGCATGGCAGAATGGTGGTATGAAATGTCGGCAACGATGACAAGCAGTCCGTTGTTGAAAGGTACGTTGCAGATTGCTTTACAGATGGTGCTTATAACATTGAAAGCCGTAGCGACCCTTTTGCCGGTAATCATTGGATATATGGCTTCACAGGGTCTTTATTCTGGATTGAGCCTTCTGTGGCAATACTTGACAGCACTGGGTGTAGCGGTAAAGAGTATGTTTCAATATGCAAGAGCTCTCTTCACGGCCAATGCAGCGCAAAGCACGTTGAACAAGACTATGAAGCTAAACCCTTGGATAGCTTTCGCGAGTGTCATTATCGGCGTGGCAGGAGCTATATATGGATATACACAACGTGCAAGGGAAGCTGCTGAAGCAGCGAAAGGAGCTGAGAAACAGGCAAACGCATGGAAGTCCACCCTCGGTAAGGCTGCTGTGGAAACTGCGAATCTTAACAAGAAGCTCGAAAACTATAAGCGAATGATGAGCGAGTCGAACCTTTCGCAAAAGGAGCGTCAAGGTCTCATATCTCGATTCAACAAGGATTTCCGTTCGTATATATCTAACCTCGGTATTGAAATCAAGAGCGTAAAGGATTTGCGCGACCACTATTCAGAATTAGCGCAAGAGGCCCAGAGGGCTACTTACTATCGTATGATGGAGAAAGCGAAGCAACAAGCTCTGCCAAAACTTGATGCGGATAGAGATACGGCTGCCAACGCTTTGCTGGCCCAGGTTCAAAAATTGGGCATTGACAAACTTGGGGTTTCTTTCGCTGATATAGATCGATGGGTTAGCAAGGGTGCGAACGGTAATGCTCTCTTTTGGAATTTGGTTAAAAAGATGCCTAAAAACAAGTCGGGCTTGAAAGACGGCTTTAATTGGAAACTTGGTAAGGATGGCTATATTTATCGAGATACCTATGACGGAGGAAAGGCGGGTATTAATTCTGATGATAGTCAGATGCAGTACGAACTCCGAGACTTGTTGTCTGCTTCTCGTTGGTACGTTAATGCTACGGGTAGAAGAAGGAAAAAAGAAAAGGATATTGAAGACAATTATCAGAAGTGGTTTCCTAAAGGCTATACTCCTTACCCCGAAGAAGATCCCGGCACTCTCGAAAAGGAAGCTCCCGATAAGGACGCTATCGCACAGGAAAAGCGAGACCAGCGCGACCGTGAGCGTGCTTGGCGTGAGGAACTGAAGCAGAAGCAGGATCAGGCGAAGGCCATCATGGATGACGTGAACAACTACTACGACCGTCAGATTAACGCTAAGTTGGCTCAAGCCATATCTCTCAATATGGACAAGACCGAGCAGGAGCAGTTTGTTCTTCCTTTGAGGCAAAACAAAGAAATAGCTCGTTCGCAGGTGCGTCTTGCTGTTGCAGGTAAACCGAATAAGTGGGAGGATGCGAAGAAGATGATGGCTGCTGATATGGTGGAGCAAAAGGACGAGACGGGCATAAACCTTTCAAAAGATTTGCTTGACGGTATATTGAACAACAACATCGACAATCTACGCAAACTCATGGAGCAGTTGGGTAAAAATCTCGGTTTGTCCATGAACTCCATCACGGCAGAGATTTTTGCAAAAGCCACTCGTAGCGAGCAGGAAATTCTGAAAATGGAGCTCAAGCAGATGGAGGCTCGCCGTAAGATTGTTATGGAGCATGACTACACGGGTATTGTTCAGCAGAACTCGTATGACAACTTCAACGAAATGGGTTATGCCGCGCCTACGAAGGAAGAGACTACCGTCACAAAGAAAATGGTTGACGGAAAGGAGGTTCTTGATACGTCTGCTTTTGATAAGCGCAGAAAAGCTATCAAGGATATGTACGAGACAGCTCGCAAGGAACTCGCCCAGCTATATGCCATTGATGTATCAACAACGGATGGTAAGGGAGTGTTGATGAAGATACTCTTTGGCGACGATCCCGACGGTATGGCTGCTCGAATAAAAGCATCATTGGGCGAAAGCGAAGAAAGCTGGAAGTCGTTTTACTTGAATCTTATCCAGTACTCTGATAATTATGCGGAAGCTGAAAAGAAAAAGTACGACTCGGCAAAGAAAATCGTTGATTTCTGGTGGTCATCCAATAAGCGCAATCTTGCCCAGCAGGACAAATTGCGCAAGATGCAAAACGAGAGTAACCTTTTCGGTAAACGTACAAACCTTCTCTCTAATCTCGGTCTCGCCAACCTCACAGCCGACCCTGAGATAGAACTAATGAAGGCGCGTATGCAAGCTGCTGAAGACTATTACGCCTTTGTAGAACGTAACACGAAGAACAAGCAGCTTATCGACGAAGCCGAACGTGCTCGCCAGGAAGCAGAACTTGCCTATGCCAATCAGATGGCAACAGCTATGAAGTCGCGCCTCTCGCAGATGAAGGAACTCGTGCAGCCTATCGAGGACTTCGGCGCAGCCGTAGGACAGGCTCTTGCCGAAATGCGCTATGATGCCGAGAGTGCAAATGACGCTATAAAGTCTGCTCTCAAGTCTATGCTTGAATCCTGGGCGAAGATGGCTCTTAATGATGTCAACACGCAGATGTGGAAAGCAATCAACGATGCAGGTGCCAAGCGAGGTAAGAAGAAAGCACAACCCGACATCGACGCAGCGCGTGCCAATGCAAAAGCGAATTATACCGATCTAAACGGCATTGATTGGCGTAACTTTGGTACGGAGTCAAATCCTTTGTGGGTGCGCTGGGCGGGCGACCATTACGAAAACAAATCTGGCGATGCTGTTTATACAAAAGAGGATGGTACGCCTTTGCCTAATCCGAATGGCAGCGTTCCCCAATCTAACGAACCTCCATCAGCGTGGAAGAAACGCCACCCGGACGGAACTATTGACGACTACAACAAGGAAGTTAAGAGTCTTGGTGGTCAGGTGGGTACGTCGATGGCTGGGCAGACAGGCGCTTCTGTAGCCGGTGCAGTTACAGGCAGCAGTAGTTTTGGCGACGCTGCTACTGGCATTGCTATGAGTGGTGCGGATGCTCTTCTTAACGCTCAGATTAAAAAAACTTCAAAGAGTGAGAAGGAGAGGGAGAAGCAGCTCAAGAAGGAGAAGAAACATCAAAAAGACCTTACCAAGGAAACGAAAAAAGGTCTCTCTGATCGTGAAAAGGCTACCGGTAAGGGAGTCAAGAACATAACTTCTACGACGGAACAAGGTAATAAAGAGCAAAGCAAAGGTACTGTTGTAGCGCAGCAGACAATCACGAACGCTACCGAGGCGGGCCTTAACGCAACTCTTACTGCCAAGCAGAAGAACAATGACGAAACTCTAAAGTCGGATGCGAATCGCACCCAAGGCGAGGTTACGTTCTCTATTGCTGGTGCAATGGCTAAGTGCTTTGAGTTCTTAGGTCCGATTGCTGGTCCGATTGCCGCTGCCGTAGTTATGTCTACCCTTATGGGACTTCTTCAGTGGGCTTTAAATTCAGCTCTTGGTGGAGGAAAGAAGAAAAACTCAACCAAGAGTCCTAATACTAAGGTTGTATCTGGTATGCTTACCTATGACTCCGGCAACGTACAAGATCTCCGTCCGTTTGTCGGTAACGATGGTAGTCTTTACTGGGCGGCAGAGGACAGCAATCCTCACAATGGCGTATCACTCCTTACACGGCCTACGGCGACATCTATCAACGGACATCCGTCGCTGGTGGCCGAGAAAGGTCCAGAACTTGTAATCGGACGTGAGACCACACAAGCCATGATGATGAACAATCCACAACTGCTGAAAGCTCTTGTCAACTACGACCGCAACTATTCCGGTCACCACGCCTACGACACTGGCAATATCACTGAAGCAAGCCCCACAATCGCCGCAGGGTCTTCCGTAAGCGACGAAATGGTGTCTAACCAAGCCACTACCAACATCGCCCTCCTGCAAGCTGTAAACACGCTCCTGCAACGCTTAGAGCAACCTATCGAGGCAAAGATAGATATGTATGGCCGTGGCAAGCTCTATGACAGCATGACAAAAGCTAATCAGTTTATGAAGAACAAATAGCCTTCCGCAAGCTGCAAAGCATTTGTCTTGCGCTACTTTTCGTGATTAGCGAAGCATTTATCAGGTCGTCGCGCCGTTAGGCGAGGCGACCTTTTCGTTTGCGCTTCACTCGCTTTTCTTCCGTTTTCTCACTTATTCAAGAATAAAACTTCTGCCCCAAAAGTCCAAAACTATATACTCTTATAACTCCTTAATAATCATGGACATTACATATAATCTACTCGTTAAAAGTCCAAGAATCTACTCAATAACGCTACTACTATATATAAATTTCGCCAATTTTCTTTCTCTCCCATTTTCAAAACTCCCCAACCCTAACAATATAGTTAGTAGCATTAACGCCTATGGCGTAAATAGTTGACATTTAATAAATTATAGGAGATGGGGAAAGGCAAATAAGCGCTGAAAACGCTATAAAAAGCCATATTTCTACTATTTTTATATATTTTTTTTGTTCTTTGCGCTCGTATAGATATATAAAAAAATCCCCTATTTTTAAACTTTTAATAGATAAGTAACGGAAAATCAGAAAGTTAAATCACTTTTTGAAAAATTCATTGGGT